ACGCCCGCGCCGCCGCCGACGCCGCCGACGCCGCCTACGCCGCCGCCGCCTACGCCCGCGCCGCCGCCGCCGAACCCACCACCACCGCCGCCTACGCCTCCTACACCGCCGAGCGCAAAGCGCAGCTCACAGACCTTCACCAACTAGCCAAGGAGACTATCGTATGAATATCATCGAAGCACTAGCAGCGATGCGCGAGGGCCACACTGTTAGGCACAGCTCGTGGCGCGAAGATGCAACCTTACGTAGAGACAATGAATCAGGCTTGTTTGAGCACTCAAGTCGAGACGGGCAAACTGAGTCAGACCTTGTGGTTCGCATTGCACGAGAACTGGTAATCGAAGGCGGATGGTCGATCGTGCGCGAGCAGTTCGACTTCGCCGAGGCCGTGAGACGCATGCATGCCGGCAAGCGCGTCAAGCGCGCCGCTTGGGTGGTGCCTGTCATCGGCGAGAGCCGTATTTCATGCCTGGCTGTTGCTGACGTAACCGCGACCGATTGGGAGGAAGTATGAATATCATTGAAGCGTTGGAAGTCATGGACCGCGGTGAGCGAGTGCGGCACGATTCGTGGCATGTCGGGATGGTTGCCGTAAAGATCGACGGCACATACGCGATAGTGAGTCACGGAAAAGAGGCTGGGGTTTTTGCATGGACTCACGTCAACACAGTGCGAGACGGGTGGTCGATCGTGCGCGAGCAGTTCGACTTCGCCGAGGCCGTGCGGCGGATGAACAAAGGTAAGAGCGTGAGGAGAGCCTCATGGGAAAAGCATGATTGGTTGTCTCACACAATAACTGTCGGAGCTATTGCGCCAGAAGACGCAACCGCGACCGATTGGGAGGAAGTATGAATATCATTGAAGCGTTGGAAGCCGTGGACCGCGGTGAGCGCGTGCGGCACGATTCGTGGGACGGGGAAGGGTATGTAGTAAGCAACGGCAAAGCCGTAGTCGACAAAGACGGATTCGTTTGCACCTTTGTACCTTCTTCGGCGTTGCGCGACGGGTGGTCGATCGTGTCGAAAACGTTCGACTTCGCCGAGGCCGTGAGGCGCATGAGAGGCGGCCGTTGTGTACGGCGGAGGGGCTGGAAGTTTGGCGTAGGGATCATCTCAAGCGAGCGAATCGGAGATCGTCTTACGCCGATTGACGTGTCGGCGACCGATTGGGAAGAAGTGTGAAAGAACTATCCGCATCGCAGCTCAAGTCCTCGTTCGGGTGTATGGCCCGATGGGGCTTGAACTACATCGAAGGCGAGCGCGAGCCCGCTACGGCCTCGACCGAGCTCGGTCAAGCCGTGCACAAGGAGCTCGAGGATTGGGTGTCCTCGGCGAAGATGCCCAAGAACCGAATCGCCCTCGCGGCGCTACCCTACGCCCCCACGCCGGGCTCGGCGTTCGTCGAGCGGGCCATCCGCTTCCGTACCGAGAGCTCGCCGTGGCGGGGCTACATAGACGTCCAGACCGTAGACGGCATCGCTAAGGTAGAGTCGTTGGCCCAGCTCGACGGGGCCGTGGCGTCCACGATCCAAGACTGGAAAACGACCTCGAGCATCCAATGGGCGCTCGACGAGGCCGGGCTGCTCGGCGACATCCAAGCCAACCTCTACGCCTACGAGACCTTCGTCGAGCAGCGGGTTCGTACCGTTCGCGGTCGGTGGGTCTACTTACCGACCAAAGGCGCGTGCCGGCCCAAGGTCGTCGAAGTCAAGTTCGACCGCAACCGAACGCTTGACTTTGTCGACGGGGTGTTAGACCCTAAGGCCTCGGAGCTGCAACGGCTCTACCAACTCCGTCCGAAATGGACCGACTTACCTAAAGACACCTCGAAATGCTTTGCTTACGGCAAACGATGCCCTGGCTACGAACGCTGCAATCCGACCTCTAACAAGAACCTGCTACACGGAGACGAATACATGGACTTCAAAGACGCTATGGCCGCTAAGTTCCCTGGCCTTCCGCCCGTACCCCCGCCACCGCTCCCCGCGATTCCGGCCGCTCCGGCGCTCGTAGCGCCCCCGGCCCCGCCGGTACCCGAAGCCGGGTTCGTCAACCCGCCCGAGGCCCCGCGCGTCGCCGCTAAGAGCCCCGAGCACGCCGTCCAGCTCCAGGCGGTGGTTCCGCCCGCCCCGCCCGCTCCGGTCGACGAGCTCGACGGTCTCACGCGCGACCAGCTCAAGGCGTTGGCGGTGCTCGAGGGCGCGGAGCCCGAGAACACGCGCAAGCGCGAGCAAGCCCTTAGGGAGTCGATCCGGGATTGGCGCTCGAAATGGGGGTCGTACAAGGACGCGGCGCCTTCGGTCCCGGACACGATCGTCCCGCCCGCACCTACGACCAAGAGCGTCATAGAGCTGCACATAGAAGAAGACCAGAAAAACGGAGATTGGGGCGAAGATGACGTTATGGTGCCGCCCGTACCGGACGCCCTCCCGGCCGAGGCGATCGACACACAAAACGTAACTCCGGGTTTCGTTTTGTATCTCGGGTGTGCCCCGCTCGATGGCGACTTCATCCATCTTTCGTTGCTGGTGTCGCTAGCCAACAACCAAATCCAAAGGGAGTACAAGGTCGCGGACTACCGCCTAGTCGAGTACGGAAAAGGCCCCGGGATGCTTGCCTCCATCGTGGCCGATCTGCTAGACCGTGAGCCGCACACGCACATCGTAGCCGAGCTTTGCCCCTCGACGTCGGTGTGCATGGACATCCTCCTAGCTCGCGCTTCTAAGGTCGTCCGCTCTTTTTCCTAGAGGTGAACCGTGCAGCTCACTCCGAAGCAACAACTCGAAGCGATGGGCCTAACGCTAGGCGAGATGGAAGCCGCCCACGAAGAGCCGTCTAAACCCCGCTTCGACGAAGTCCCCGACGGGCCGGAGCTGCACCGTATACTTTCGTTGCCGTGGCGGGAGCCGCCTTCGCAAAGCGACTCTGAGGCAGAAAATTTGGCTAAATTTTTGACGGCCCGATTCGCCAAGAACAATTCCCCTTACCCGGGCGCTCTGCGGCCTATCCAGGCCCTAGCGCTTCGGGAAGCGTGGGAAGCCAAGGGCCTCGTCGCGATGATGGCCGTGGGCACTGGGAAAAGCCTCTGCGCGTGGCTCATTCCGCTGATTCTCGACGCGGTGCGGCCGTTGTATTGCTGCCCTGCCGGGATGGTCGGTCCCATACAAACGGAGTTCGCGAAGTTCATGCCGCATTGGCACGGACCGTTCTCCTACCCGGTGTTGTCCTACTCGAAGCTAGCGGCCCCGAAGGCGGCGGCCGTCTACGACGCCAAGGGCGACCTCTTCCGGGCTCCGTTGCTTGACCGGCTAGCCCCAGACCTTATCGTCCTCGACGAGGCGCACGCGTGCGGGAACTCGGGCTCGGCTACGACGAAGCGTATCCGAGCGTACCTCAAGGCGAACCCGACCACGAAGGTAGTGGTGATGTCCGGGACGCTGCTCCGAACCTCGATCAACCAAGGCGCCCACCTTATGGACTGGGCCTTGGGCGCGGGTTCGCCGTTACCACGCGACTTCGAGGAGCGCATGGCGTGGGCGGCGGCGCTCGACGCCGGGGCCGCCGGCGGGGGTTTGACGTTCGACGCCGGGGCGTTGACGAAGATGCTCCAACCCGGTGAGGGTACCGACCTAGACACCGTGCGTAAGGCCGTAGGGCGCCGCATCCTCTACACCCCGGGCGTCATCGGCACCCAAGGGCAAATCGTCGACGCCGGGCTCACCGTAGACGCATGGGAGCCCGAGTCAGAGGACCCGGTGCTGAACGACGCCTTCGAGGCGCTGCGCTCGACGTGGGCGCTCCCGGACGGCGACGAGATAGCCGACGGCATCGAACTCGCGCGCCACGCCTTCACGCTTGGGAACGGCCACTATCAAACTTGGTTCTCACACGAGGGGTTTAGAGAATGCCTTACAAAGATCCTGAAATTGGAAGACAAAAAGCTAAGCAGAGAAGAGAAGCAGATATTGAGGGACATCGCCAGAGGGACAGAGATAGATACTACGCTGGTCGTGGCTCTAGGGAACCTAGAGCGAGACTTGCCTCTCACAGAAAGCACTCTCTCCGAACACGGTACGGACTTACCCAAGAACAATACGACGAGCTTGTCGCTAAATACGACGGAGTTTGCCATGTTTGCAGGGTCAGACGTCACAGCACACTCAAAGGAAAGCCGTTGTGCGTCGATCACTGCCACGAAACCGGAAAAGTACGAGGGGTCTTGTGTAACCAGTGCAATCAATCAATCGGGAAACTGGGAGACACTGCTGAAGCGCTATACCGTGTTGCAGCCTATCTTGCGGGAGGCGATCGCGTCGGCTAAGCCTCCTGTAGAATGGCGGATGGCCCGGAACGAATGGGCGAAGTGGTGCCGCAAGGCGATCAAGGTGAACAAGCGCAACATCCACTCCGAGGCGACGATGAAAGACGCCGTGCGCAAGGGCCTCTACAACGACGGAGGCCTTCTCGAGAAGTGGGAGGCGGCTAGGGACGCGGAGCGCGCTCGAACGGGCCTTAGAGAGCCCGCCAGTTTGACTGTATGGGTGTCAGACGAGGCTATAAGAGCAGTGAGATCCTGGCTGGCCGACCACGAAGGGGTCGTGTGGGTCCTCAACACCGGCCTAGGTGTTCGCTTGTCCGAGGAGCTCAAGATCCCTTTCTACGGGGCCCAGGGCCTCGACGCGAAAGGCAACCACATCACGAAGCACCGAGGTGGTCCCGCGGTGTCGTCCATCCAAGCCAACGGCACCGGCAAGAACCTTCAAGGGTTGTGGTCGAAGAACCTGTGGCTCACGACCCCGACCGAACAAGCGCTGGGGCGTACGCACCGCCCTGGACAAAAGGCCGATGTCGTGCAGAATTGGATTTACCTCGGGTGTGCTGAGCACCTAGAGGCGTTTTGGCGAGCCGCGGAGCAAAAGACCGGGTTCGCCGAGCACATGACTTCGTCTTCTCAAAAGCTTACCGTAGCAAAAATCGACGTACCGAAAACAAAAACAGGGAGCGCGAGATGGAGATAGAGAGCGACGTAGAGATTGAGAACGGCAGAGGCTCCATCGGGGACGCTATCATTTGCCTAAAGAACGGCTTTCGTGTGTATCGAAAGGGGTGGAACGGCAAGGGAGTGTGGCTAGGCGTGTGGGGCTTTGAGCCCAGAGACGGCAATGAAGTATCACCTTGCATCACCATGAAGACTGCGCTAGACACTTACCAGCCCGGTTGGTTGGCATCGCAAGCCGACTTACTAGCCGAGGATTGGTGTGTCCTCGAAGAGGATCTCGCCGCGTTCAGACAAGTACTCGAAGACGAAAAAGCAAAAGAAGAGGTATAACATGTTCTCAGTAGAAGACTCAGAAGCGCCGAAGAAGGGCAAGCAATACGACAAGACCAAGCTCGAGGTCGGTCGGCATAGTTGCAAGGTCGTGGCGCTCAAGGAGCACGTCGGTAACTACGGCCACGGCTTCTTCCTCGAGTTCGAGGTGGTGGACGGACCGAGCCCCGTAGGTAAGCGCGGAACGCTCATGATCTACCCCGAGAACGCGACCGGCCAGCGCGCCGACGGCTCGCAAGCCATCCCACGCGCCCAGGCCGTGCGCCGCGAGCGCGGCCGCGTCCGCGAGACGGTGGCGGCGGTGATGGGGTACACGGCCGAGCAGGCCTCGTTCATCACGAACGAGATCTACCAGGCCGTCGTAACCACCCCCGAGCGCCCGGTACCGAGCCCGATGATCGGTCGGCTCGTCGACATCGACGCCTTCTTGACGAAGTCGGGCAAGGTCGCCTACAACGCTCTCCCCAACGCTACGGTGACGGCTTCTATCGAGATCCCTGCCACGCCCGCTGCCGTCTCGATGCCGGCCCCTACACCCGCCGCCGCGCCGCCCGCCGTCCCGGCCGCTCCCGTCGCGCCGTCGTTCCCGCCCTACGGATGGAAGCAGCACCCGACCAACCCGGCTTACTATTATTGCGGACAAGAAGTGTTGACCGAGGAGCAGCTGCGAGCTAGAGCGTAAGCTGTCCCTCACAAAGGAGCAGCGCTTGAAGACGAAGTTCGTCGTGTCGTACGCACAGAACGCGACCCCTGTCCACCGACCCACGCTTCAAGCGCTGCTCCGGTTCTGTAAAGAGAACGATGCCGAGCTCCTAGTCGTAGCCGGTCGCTATCGAAACCCCACCTCGTTGTGGTCGTCCAAGGACGAGAACGACGATTGGTGGGATGCTTCGGTGGCGCCTTACCTAGTCGAGCTCCGACGCGAGCTGGCCCCGGGGCTCACGCTCTACGGGGACATCTCCATTCAACCCACGGCCACGCGCCCGCTCAACGGCTTCGAGCCGTTCTTGGGTGAAAGCTCGGGCATCTTCGGCCACCCCAAGCGAGCGCTCGAGACCGTGCCCGGCCGCCGAACCCCGAGGATAATGTGGACCACCGGGGCCGTCACGCAGCCGAACTACACCCGCACCCGAGCCGGTAAGCGGGCCGAGCGGCACCACGTCCTCGGCGCGTTGGTCGTAGACGTCGCCGAAGACGGCAAGCTCTTTTTCTGCCGGCATCTGTGCGCTGGCGCCGACGGGGTGTTCTACGACCTCGGACGGAAGTACTCGCCTAAGGGGTCTAGCCGGGCCCCGGCGGCGCTTAGCCTCACGCTAGGCGACTACCACGCCGGCATGGAAGACGAAGCCGTCCTAGACGCCACCAAGCGCCTCGTAGAAGAGACCCGGCCGGAGAACATCATCCTTCACGACGTTCTGGATTTCAGAACGCGCAACCACCACCACCGAACGGTGCGCTCGAAGTTCGACCACTACTCCGACACCGTTGAGGAGGAGGTCCATAAGGCGTGCGCGGGCGTGCGTATGGTAGCGGGCTGGGGCTCGCATCGTACGTGGGTCGTGCGCTCCAACCACGACGAGGCCTTCGAGCGGTGGCTCGAGGAGTCCGACCCGAAGCTCGACCCCGGCAACGCCGAGTTCTACCACCGGACGTGGGCGAACGCCTACGGCTTCCGTGGGCTCGTCGGGAAGTGGCCGAACTTGTTCGAGTCGGCGTTCCGAGCCGGCGGGGGTGGAGAGAACGAAGGCGTAGAGTTCTTGACGCGCAAGAGCTCGTTGCTGCTCGGCGGCGTCGAGCACGCCTACCACGGCGACATCGGGCCCAACGGCACCCGAGGGTCGTCGCTGGCGTTCACGAAGCTCGGGGTCCGGGTGACGCACGGCCACACCCACACCCCTACGATCCGGGACGGCGTGTACTCGGCGGGCGTGACGGCGCGTCTCGACCACGGCTACAACCTGCCGCCATCGACGTGGGTGAACGCTCACGTCTTGCAATACGCGGACGGCAAGCGTACCATCATCACGATATACGACGGGAGGTACAAGAATGGTTGAAGGCGTAAAGCACGATGCCGGCAAGCCGCGCATCCGTTTCATACCAGCCAAGATCCGCAAGGACATAATCGCTATCCAAATCACGCAGCACCCTAGCGAGCGGGACTTGTGCTTGGCGCTAGAGTCCGACGACTACGAGCGCGGCGCCGCGATGGTGTGCTACCGCATGGACCTCCCGGTATCCGGGGCCTTGCTCGAGATCGCGAAGGTCATGGAGTACGGCGCGAACAAGTACGGGAACGAGAACTGGAAGGGCGTAGAGCCGTACCGCTACATCGACGCGGCGTGGCGGCACATCGCCGCCCACTACTCGGGCGAGACCTACGACCGTGAGTCGGGATTCGACCACCTCGCCCACATCGGCGCCAACTTCGTCATCTTGGCGGGGTTATCGTGAGCTACCGGGTAGTCAAACAGAAGCCCGACTTCGATCCGAGCGTGTTGGACGACTTCGACCGGCTTTGCTTCGATGGCACGGACGGATGCCTGGCCGAATCGAAGGGCCACCAGTTTTGGCTGGTGAAGCACGGCCGAGAGACGATAGCCTACGCCTCAGCGGCCGTGCTCGATGACGGGTGCGTGCACCTCACGCGGTGCGCGGTGCACCCTAAGTACCGCGGGATGGGGCTTCAGAAGCGATTAATCGAGACGCGGCTTAGGTGGGCCCGCCGCCACGCTTCGCTAGTCAAGACCTACACCACGAACGCCAACTACTCTTCGTTGAGCCGCTTGATTTCGTGTAGGTTTTGGGTCTCCGGGTTTGAGAACGGCTACGTTTTTCTCACAAGGGAACTATGAAACTCTTTCTTGATTTCGAAACGTTTTTGGTACAGCCCGCGTGCCAGGCCCCGCCGATCGTGTGCGCGGTGCTGGCCGAGGACGATGGCCCCGCCGAGCTCCTTCACGCCCGCTTCGACCCGCTCTACGCCCGCCTAGAGGGCTACCTACGCGACCCCGACGTCGAGATCGTAGCGCACTCCGCTTCGTTCGAGGTGCTGGTGATGATGGCGGCGCACCCGGAATGGACGTCGCTTCTCTTCCAGAAGCTCCGCGGAAAAAAGATACGGTGCACCGAGGTCCGCGAGAAGCTGATCCGCATTGGCCGCGGCGAGCGCTTCGAGCTCTTCAACCTCGAGGCGTGCCTCGGGTACTGGAAGCTGCCCGTGACCGTCGACAAGTCCTCGTATTGGCGCACGCGCTACGGCACCCTCTACGACCAACCGTGCTCGGCGTGGCCGCAAGAGGCCCGGGACTACGTCCTAGGCGACATGGCCGTCCGAGACCTCTTCAACGCCCAAGCTTCGGTCGATCCAAAGTATCTGGTCGACGAAGCCGCCCAGGTCCGCGCGGCCGTAGCGCTGCGGCTCATGTCGGCGTGGGGCTTCACTACCGACCGCGAGCGCGCGGAGAAGTTCTTGGTGACGGTCGAGGAGGACCTCAAGAAGGCCGAGGCCGTGGTCGTCGAGAACGGCCTAGCACGCATGTCGGGCGGGAAGCTGGTCAAGAACAAGAAGGCCGCTGAGGCGCGTATCGTCGCCGCTTACACGGCCCAAGGTCGAGACGTACCCCGGGGCGAGCCTACGGAGAAGATGGTCGACGCCGGGCTCCACGAAGGCAACATCCGACTCGACAAAGAAGCGTGCGTGTTGTCCGACGACCCGGTGCTGAAGGCCTACACCAAGTTCTCTCAGGCCGACACGCTACGCTCGAAGGCCCGCCGGCTACTACACTCCCCGATTCAATGCCGGTACAACGTGCTCGTCGCCACCGGCCGAACGTCATGCTCGCAAGGAGACGACCCCAAGCCCGGGGAGGCGTGGAGCGCCTACGGGATGCAACTCCAGAACCTACCCCGCGCAGAGGGCGTCCGCGAGTGCTTCGTAGCTCGTCCCGGCCACGCGATAGTCTCGGTGGACTACGATGCTTTCGAGATGCGGACGTGGGCCCAGGTCACGAAGTGGGTGCTCGGGTACTCCGACCTAGCTGAGATCCTTAACGACCCGAAGCGGTGCCCTCACGTCGAGATGGGCGCCGGTCTCCGAGGGATATCGGTCCAGGCGGCCTACGCGCTCAAAGGTGACGACAAGAAGGCGCTACGCGGGATGGCGAAGGGCCCGAACTTCGGCCTCCCGGGCGGCATGGGCGCCGCTAGGCTCATGGACTATTGCCGGCTCGGCTACGGCGTCGAGCTCACGATGGCCCAGGCCCAGAACGCTTGCGCGGTGTGGCGTCGGGTGTACCGTGAGGCGCAGCCGTATCTCGATTGGATCTCGACGCTGATAGGCAAGCGGGGCTCGAAGGCTACCATCGAGCAGTTCGTGTCCAAGCGCCTCCGCGGGCGCGTGGGGTATTGCGACGCCGCCAACGGGTTCTTCCAAGGCCTCGCCGCCGACATCGCCAAGGACGCGATGTGGCGCGTCACCGAGCAAGCCTACGAGGTGAAGTCTTCGGCGCTCTACGGGTGCCGACCGCTGGCGTTCATCCACGACGAGCTCCTCTACGAAGTCCCGCTCGACCGCCTCACCGAGGCCGGAGAGCTCATGGCGTCGATCATGACGCGCACGGCTATGGAGTGGTGCCCGGACGTTTTGTTTACCGCTTCTCCGGCCGCTCAGTTACACTGGTCCAAGGCCGCCGGTGACCCGGTGCGCGACGCCAACGGGGCGCTGATCCCTTACGAACACCGGGGGCATGTGTGAGACTAATAAAGGCCAGCAACAGAGAGATCTACGCTAGAGTAGACGATGAAGACTACGATTTGCTCGTTCCTCTTACTTGGACTGCCGTACAAGGTAAGACCCACAGAAGCCCGTACTTGAAAAGCTTCAAGCTCGGCATGTATATGCACCGATTCATTCTAGGAGCATCTCAAGGGGACTTGGTGGACCACATAGACATGGACACCACTAACAACCAAAAAGAGAATCTGCGGATATGTAGCAGAGCAGAGAACGGGAGGAACAGAGGCAAGACCAGAAGAAACAGCTCTGGTTTCAAGGGTGTGTCGTGGCACAAAAAGACAGGTAAATGGAGGGCAAGAATCAGAGCAGGGCAAGAGATACATCTAGGTCTGTTTGACAGCGCAGAAGAAGCCTATAAGGCCTACACGGAAGCCTCCGTCAGGCTACACAAAGACTTTGCTAGAGGGTAGATGGAAGGCAAAATGAAAATACTAGACCACGGATTCGTCGAGCTAAAAGACTCCATGCCGGCCGCGCCCGCCGAGCCGCCCGAGAACGGATGGGGTCCCGGGGACCAGCGAGTAGTCGAGGCCGCGCGCGTCTCTACCAACCGGCGCTCCACAGCTCAGACCAACCTCGGCAACGAAAAGCTACTCCGCTACCTAGCCGTCAACCGGCATTCGAGCCCGTTTGAGAAGGTCCGCTTCGAGTTCCACGTCAAAGCGCCGTTGTTCGTAGCCCGGCAATGGATGCGTCATCGCATGGGCTCCTTCGCAGAGATATCGGCGCGGTACGCGGAGCTACCCAAGGAGTTCTACGTCCCGGAAAAGCAACGGGTTCAGGCCCAAAGCTCCGCTAACAAGCAAGCATCCGGGCACCCGCTACCCGAGGCCGAGGCTAGCGCCGCGATGAAGATCTTGACGGAGCATTGCCAAGACTCTTACAGCCGCTACCAATACCTCTTGTCACTGGGCGTATCGCGCGAGCTTTCGCGGATGGTGCTCCCCGTCAACATCTACACCGAGTTTTGGTGGACCGTCGACCTTCACAACCTAGTCCACTTCATCCGCCTGAGAGACGATGCCCACGCCCAGCACGAGATCCAAGTCTACGCCCGAGCGCTCAAGGAACTAGCCGCTACCGTCGCCCCGTTCGCTGTCAAGGAGATGCTGAAATGAAAGAGAAGTTCTTGTCGATGCTAGATACGCACCACACCGTCTACGTGTATTTGGATCCTCGCAAGGGTGCCACGCTGCCCCAATACCTCATGGACCGGGACGTCGTGTGCTTGGAGTGGGGCCTAGATATGCCGATACCGATTACCCGGCTAACGTGCACGGATATCTACTTGGCCGGGGACTTGTCGTTCTCGTCTGGGTCGTTCTATTGCCTATTCCCCTGGAAGTCGGTCCTTGACATTCGTCCCGGCATAGAGAAAACGAAGCGGGAGTTAGCTTCGTTTCATCCTCCCAAACCCAAGAAGGCGATCGTCCCCAAAGGCTGGGGCGTAGTGAAAGGCGGCAAGGCATGAGCTACCTACTAGCTATCGACCCGGGCGGCGCGTGCCTAGGCTGGGCGTTGTTCGAGGACGGCGTGTTGATCGAGGTCGGCTTGAGCCGGACGAAAGAGCAGCTCACGGGCGCCCGAGCGCGCCACCACGCGCTGATCCTTCCCAAGGCTAGGGGCGGCCGGGTCGTGTCGGAGATGATGCGCTACCGGGGCTCTAGGAGCGGAATCCCGCCCCAAGACCTAGTCGAGCTGAACCTCATAGCCGGGCACGTCGGCTCCGAGTGGGTCTACCCAGACGAATGGAAGGGACGCGTTCCGAAAGAGATTCATCAGCCACGCATCTTGAAGGCCCTAACGCCCGAGGAGCTTTACCTCGTCGAGGGCGTGCGCCCGCCGACGCTACGTCACAACGCTATTGACGCCGTCGGAATAGGCCTGTATTGTCTCGGGAGACTCAAGCCCGAGGTTCAAGATGTCCAAAGGAAACGCTCTGCACTCCTTGTGGGAAAGTCCCAAGTCCGCCCGAGCCCTAGCCGGAAACGTAGGCGGCCTTCCGGCGGCCCGCGTCCAGGAGGTGCTAACACCGCCCGCTATCCTCGAACTCGCCCGAGCCGCTCTAGGGGGTGACATCCAGTTCGACCCGTGCGCGTCGACCGATCCGAAGAATTGGTTCGCCACGGAGTTGAACTGGTGTCTGCCTCCGCGCGCCGGCGAGCTTCAGGCCCTCGAGAACCCGACCAAGGCCGAGAAGGCCGAGCTCAAGGAGCTGGTCAACCGAGGGTCGCTGATCCGTTTGTGGCCGAAGGTGCGCACGTTTATCAACCCACACTTTGACACCCTCAAGCCGTGGATGTATGCTCTGCGTACGGCCGAGGCGCCTACGGTGTTGTTGTGCCCGGTGCGCCCGCATCGTCGATGGTGGTGCGACCACGCCGGTGGGTTGTTGATCTCGTTCTTGCGGCCGTTTCCTTTCGTCGGGTCGAAGTCCCCGTTCCCGGCGCCGCTATGTTTGATCTACAAGAATTGCGAGCCCCCGATGGGGCTCCATGAACTAGAGACTAGGAGGGTGCGATGGTGAAACTGATCGAGTGCAGAAAGAGCCGCTATCACGGCTTCTATCGGGAGAACGAGGATTGTCCTTGGTGCCCGCCGGCACCGCAGCGAAAGCCCATACGAGACCACATGCGCGTTCGCGTGCGCCAAACGTTCATAGACACGCACCACCAAAAGGTGTCCTTCCGGCACGATTTGTCGGTGTTGGCTGGCCCTTGCGGCGGCAAGCGTTTCTCGGTATTCCCGGGGGAGAACATAGATGTGGTCCAAGCGGAGCACGAAGCGACGTGGATAGCAGAAGAGCTGGACAATCCGAACTTGCCGTTCGAGCGCGTAGTAGTGCTGAGCGATTATCTGTACTCGAAGACCGAAGTCTTTAGCTGGGGATGGGAACAATGAAATACGAATTGGCGATCGACCGAACGAAGTTGCAGCAGGCCGAGGACAACGTAGTGGGCTTCTTCAAGCTCGCCGAGACGTTGACGTGCGAGACGCAGGAACAGCAAGAATGGTGGGCGACGGCGCTCGAGTACTTCCACGCGCAATGGATGGAGTTCGACGCCGAGCGCAAGGAGCTCGTGGGCCCGGTGCTGAAGGCGCAGCGCGAGGTCAACGAGACCTTCAAGCCGGCGATGGATTCGCTAGCCTCGGCCAAGGATACGTGCAAGAAGAAGCTGGCCGAGTACCTCCGCGCTCGCGAGGAGGCCCGTAGCGCCGCGCTGGCGGCCGTAGCGTCGGCGGCCGATACCCAGAACCCCTACGCCATCGCCGAGGCCGTAGCGGCCCTGCCGGACGAGACGGCGACGTCTTGGCGCTGGGTGCCGGAGGTCGTGGACGAGTCGTTGATTCCTAGGTCGTTCATGATCGTCGACCTAGGGCTACTTCGGAACTACGCCAAGCCGTTCGGCGACGCCGAGCCTACGCCCGTGCCCGGCGTGAAGTTCGTAAAAGAGGCCGTCGTGCGCGCCCGGGGCCGGAAGTGAAGCTCGCTATCCTCGAGTCTCCCTACGCCGGCAACGTCCGCCGTAACGTCGCCTACGCCCGACGTTGTCTGGCTGAGCTCCTCCGCGAAGGCTACGCGCCCATCGCGTCCCATCTTCTCTACCCGCAAGTACTCGATGACGTCGCGCCCGACGAGCGCCGGCTCGGCATCGACGCCGGGTTGGCGTGGCGAAAAGTCGCGGATGTGTCGTTTTTCTATGCCGGTATGGGGTGGTCCCGTGGCATGCTAGAAGCGTTGGCCTTGGCGAAAGCCGAGAGCCGTCCCTATGTCGTACGCGACGGAGAAGAACCATGACCGAACCCGCAGCAAAGATCGTCCTCGAGATGATGGGCGAGCCTACCGAGATCGAAGTGTCTAGCGAACACGCCGTGCTCGAATACCAAGTAGAAGTGAACGCCGTACACCCCGGCAAGCAGAAGATCTTCATGGGCGTCGAGACGATTCAAATCGGGTGGAAGAAGGGCGATTCGTCACCCACGCTAGTCATGATCAAATCCGAAGCGGCGCACTACTTACTCCAGGACCCCGACGTCTTGTCGGACTTGAAGGAAGCGGTGGCGTACCAGAAAGACCTACTACGGGAGATGAACTAATGAAAGTCAAATTCAAGTTGTTGCTTTCGAGTACGGTCGAGCCCCGCGTGGCCGTAGGGGACGCCGGCGCGGACCTATACGCGCCTAACTCCGCTATACTTCCCGCCACGGGGCGGATGAAGATGGCCATGGGGCTGGCGGTGGAGATACCCGACGGGTACATGGGGCTGCTGTTACCGCGTAGCTCGTGCGCCCAAGAGGGGTGGTCGGTAGAGAGCCCGCCGATCGACTCGTCCTACCGCGGCGAGATCCACGCGATGCTTCACAACCGCGGGCAGAAGACGTGGCGGATCAACACAGGAGACCGGATCGTCCAGCTCGTCATCGTTCCTTGCCTTCAGATCGTGCCCGAGTTCGTGTCTGAGTTGAGCTCTACGGAACGCGGCGCGAACGGGTTCGGCTCGACGGGTAAAGGTCTGCGAATCGCGGGGAACTCGGGCTAGTAGGCGACTAGCTCGAGCTCGCGAGCGTTGAGGTTCCAGCCCCCTTCCGCCGCGTACGGAGCCATTAGCGCGCCTTTCTCCTCCCGATGGTCGAGCCCTAGCGCATGCCCGAACTCATGCGCGGCCACCATCGGCGAACAAGAGTCTAGGCGGATCTCCGCTAGGACGATGTCTACGCGCCCGGGCTTGAGAACGACCGGGTACGAGACGGTGACGCCTAGGATGTTGTGCCGGTTGATCTCGGCGTCGACGAAATACACGTCGCCGACCTCGGCCTCGAAGTCGTCGGGCGGGTCCAGGAGGTCGAAGGCGTAGACTTCCATCGACACGCCCGAGGTTTGCCAGAACCGTAGCGCCTCTTCGACCGAGGCTTGTTCACACAACGGCAGCGAGACGTCGACTAGGACGCGCACGGGGCGGTGGCGAAGGAGCGGCGGGCTCTTAGGCAGCGGCACTGAGGCGCAGCCGGCGAAGAGCATAAGCAGCCACGCCAAGATCTCCTTGCGTTGGGCGAGGACCCCGAGCATCGCGGCGATGCCGGCCACCCACGCCACGACTCGGTCCCGGGCTTTTTCGATGGCTACGAGCCGGGCTTCCATCGCGGCGGTGGCGCGGATGTGCCCCTCGAGCGTAGAGCGAACGTGCTTGACGTTGCCGTCGATGCGCTCGATTAGAACTTCTAGTGAATCCATGAGCGCTCCTTACACGATCGTTATCGGCGACCCACCAATTTGGATCTTTAGATTCGTTCCATCGAACCATATATCACCGTTGGCTGGCGATGGAGGTGTCCCGGACGCTATCAACCGCAGATGGGCTTGAGTGCCGTCCCCGGCGTCTATGATCACACCGTACCCGGAAGTGCGGTCTACGTTGACGCCGGTTCCGGTGGACGAAGCTGTAGCTTTTATGGCGTTCCCAGTAGTAGATACGCCCTCAATGCCTACGCCTCCTTGGGTCACACCTTGCACGCCTGTCCCAGAAGCGACGCTACCTTTTACGCCTATCCCGGATGTGTCTGCTGCTTCTCCAAGAACGCCTACCCCGCTGGCGCCGCCGTCACCGCACATGGCGGTGTTTCCTGCGGAGCACACGAAATGCCCGGCGTAGCCTGTAGTAGAGTTACCTTTGACGCCGGTTCCTCCCGCAAAGGTAGCCGTGCCTACGACACCGAAACCTACGCCGGAAGCCTCGCCACGAACGCCTACGCCAGCGAGCCCCGACGCGACGCCCTTTACTCCGTCACCTGTAGTGGCTGTGGCGCTTACGCCGATGCCTGACGTTACGTCTGCGCTTAGGGCGGTGCCCGTAGTCATAGACTCGATCGTTACCCCTCGACCGCCCACAGGGGAGTCGACGAACAACGCGGAGCCGGCGGAGTCGTTGCTGCCGCTGGTACGGGTGAAGCTACCGCTGTACCCGTTCGAGGACGTAGACAGCACCCCGATGCCGGTACCGTCTCCGGTGAAGGTACCGCCTCCGCCGTTGGTGCCGGACGAGCCCTCGACGCCGTAGCCGGTACCTGAACCGATGCCGCGGACGCCGTTGGTATTACCGGCTCCGCCTGTGAATTGGCCGCCTCGCGCTCCGGCGCCGCCCGTAGCTCGAACACCCAAGCCGCCGGTTACCGAACCGTCGCCGCCCTCGAAGTCGCCGCCGATGCCGCCGTTACCGGACGCGCCGGCGTCTCCACCGATACCCGTGACGCCCGTTCCTCCAGAGCCCGCTCCGGTCGTATGGAGCCCGCCGTAGCCGTAGACTCCTACACCGGAAGCCCCGAAGCCGTAGGCCTCTAGGCCGTTCACACCGCCCCCGGCGCCGGAGCCCGTAGCGTCTACGGCTTGAAGCCCGGCCGCGCCGGCCTTCAAGCCGGGTCCGGTGGCTCCGCCTATGCACAGCGCCCCTAGGCCGCTTCCGTAGCCTTCTAGGCGAGCTCCGCGAGAGTTACCCGATGGTGCCCCCGTCGCAGTAATGCCGGCGACATTAGCGCCCGTCGGTGAGAACGTATGCGTTCCTACCCACGGGTAAGCCTTGTTCAGGAAGTTGTCGTCGGTGTGGAGGTTCTGAAGGTACAAACACCACGAGTAGACCTTGTTCAAAACCCAGTTCACCAACGGTCCGGCGAACTGCTCGCCGGGGACGAAGCCGGCTTCTTTGTAGCCTTCGCTGGGGGTGACGACAGATCCGGTAGTAGCCCACTTCGGCAGGTCGGAGGCGTTATCGCCGGGTTTGTTGGTGGCCATTCCGTATTCTAGCTTACGTAGCGTCGGCTATCAAAAAACCAGCTACGAGCTCGCTGCCTCCCTCGGATATCGGCGTGTCTCCGACGGTGCCTCCGGCAGGGTCGCCGTCGCCGCCTTCGGCTACCGGCGTATCTCCGACAGCACCGACATCGCCGCCAGACACGAAATGAAGCCGTACCCCCGCCGCCTTCGCCTTCAGGAGCAGCCTAGAAGCTTGGGCGAACGTAGCGTCGCCGGTGGTGCTGGCCTCAAAGTAAAGACCGGCGTAGCCTAGGTCCCGGGCTACGAACGTTGGGTTGTACTCCTTAGCGATGGCCTCGCCGATGGCGTAGAAGTCGGCCATCGTGCCTTCGGAGGAGTTCACGAGGATGCGGGCCCGGACGCCCGTTCGGTATTGGTCGTCGGTGCGGCCGTCGCGGCCTTCGCCTACGAGCTTGCCTAGAAGGTCGAGCTGGTCGCCCTCGGCGGTGTCGACGTTGAAGGCGTCCTTCAGCGACCACAATGCGTCCTCGAGCTCTTGGACCTGGGAGCACACCGCCTCGATGACGGAGATGTTGCGGGGCTTCTTGAAGAACTCGATCAGGTTGTAGACGCCCTCGGCGGCGTGCTCGGTGTTCTGCGAATACACCCCGTCCACGGCCCCGGTGACGGGGCTAGAGACGGGAGGGTCGGTTAGGTAGTCGATCTCCGTAGGCATACGCTAAGAGTACTTCACGGTGAGCAGCGCCTCTATGTACTGCCGAGTCGCTAGTGCGTGTGCGGTCGGGAATACGATCACGTCCCCGATGTCGCCGGTGGTGGGGCCGTTGGTGGTGCCGCTAAGGATAAGAGCGCCCACCCAGAACCGATCGGTCGTCAACGACAACACCGAGGCCGTGGACCCGCCGTCGGTGCCGTTGGTACGTACCGACATCGAAGCGCCGTCGTAGGTGTGCGACTCGATCGCTAGGTTAGTGCCAGGCTGAACCGTCGACGTGCGTGAGTCGGTGGTGCCATTACGCCGAACGGAGACGGCGGCCCCGGTCGTAGCGTTGTAGCCGTGGTAGGCGTAGATCGGCGAGGAGGACGACCCCCACGACACCACCACACCGCCGGCAGCGACCGTCGACGCCTTGCGGACGTAGTAGATCGAGTAGGACGTCGTGCCTTCGAGGAGATCCGCCAAGACGGAGTCGGAGGTAGTGAGCTTAGTCAAGTTCGCGGCCGAGCCCGTCCAGCCCGGCTTGTTGTTCAGCCCTGCCAACGCGGCCGAATAGACGAGCCGGGTGGCGGTGCTGGTGGACGCTAGGGTGTATCCGTTGATGCGGTCTACCCACGTCGAGGCGGTGCCGTCATCCGTAGCTCGAAACGTCGGGTCGAAGTGGGCGATGGCGCCGAGCGTACGGATCTTGTCCGCGAACGAACGACGCTGCGGGTCTTGTCGATCTTCTCTACGTCGGCGTTGCATGGCGATCCTAGCCTTTTGCATTAGTCGGGAAGGTCGGTTTGTTCGTAGTCGGACAAGAAGATCGTGATAGTGCCGTTGTGCACCGACTCGAACGAGAAGTGAGTCCAGCTAGGGTCGACCAGCATGTCTAGGAACTGAGCGTCGGGGATGGGGTCGGCTATCGTGGCCGACCCCGTCCATGCCGGCGGTGAGCCGGATACTACCGCGCTACGGCTCGCCTCGACGCTAGCCGAGGTTCCGAAGTTCACCCAGGTCGTCGTCCCGATAGACCGGATGCGGATTCGGCGTCCGAGCCACGCCGTAGGGATGGCGTAGACGGCGTGTGTGGTCGTCGTAGCGGCCGCAAACGAAGAGGTCGAGGCCACCGGCCCTAGGACCGTCTCGATGCTCTCCAGGCGGGCGTTGTCATCCTCTACGGCCGTGAGGAGCGCTTGGCCTACGTACCACGTCGTTTGGGCGCTGCCGCCGTTCGTCCACGTGACTTTGATGTCGTTGTGGGTCGAGATCGGGATGCTCACGACGTGGGGGCGTATCGCGGCGGCGGGGGTCGGGAGAGGCTTCTGGTAGAACTGCACCCAATCTCCCGTCCGGCTCGACTTGGCGTAGGCCTTCAGCGTCCCAAGATGGGAGTGCTTGAGCGCTAACCGATAGCGCGCCGACTCTCGGTAGGCGAGGATGTTGTTCGACTCCTCGGTGGAGTCGTAGAGCGTGGACTCGTTGGAGTTCGCTCCGGGCGCGGAACCTGAATATTGAATGCGATGCATAGTGATCTCCTTATGCCCATCCACCGACAGTAGTAGCTGATCCGGTGCCTATTGGCACTAAACGCCAAAAACTCCCGTCTCTCCAGTAGCTAGTCACACCGGGAGAGGCGCTAGTCTTGAACTCCGGGTTGAATACCGTAGACCCGGAAGTCCTTATAATCCCTCTAAGATGGTACATCTTGTACTGGTTAGTAGACGAGGCCTCCCAAGCCGAGCCAGTGTTCAGCGTCAAGAACGACCTAGAAGTAGTCGCTATGATAATGGCGTTGTCGAAGTCAGAAGAGTTCCTGAAAGTAGTCAGATCTAAAACATACGTGACGCCGCTTATGCGGACAGACACAAAGTGGGCCGTCGGCAGAGTAGTGCACCTATAGTACAAGGTAGCCTCGGTCCAATAGGTAGTGTTCGCGGCCAGGGTCACTCTATCCTGCGCTGCCGGGAATATGCTTTGGTACGTGTCTGCCAAGTTAGTGAAGGTGTAGTTTCCGTTGAGTACGGACCACAACTCCCCCGCGGAGGAGACGCTTACCGCGCCTGAAGCTAGCTTAGCGGAAGTAACCGAGGCGTCCGCTATTTTAGCCGTCGTGACGCCAGAATCGGTTATCTTAGCCGTCGTGACGCCAGAGTCTATCAGCTGCGAAGATCCTACTGAGTTCGCGGCGAGCTGCGCCGAAGCCACGGCGCCTACTGCGATCTTGGCCTGGGTGACGGCGCCGTTAGCGATCTTGGCTTCCGTGATCGCCGAGTTGGTGATGGTCGCCGCCGCCGAGCCGGTACCGGACGCCGTGACGTCCCCGGTCAAGGCCGTGATGCCGTTGCTAGGCGTATAGATCGCCGAGTACGTGCCGCCAGCGCGCTTGTAGATGGCTCCGGTCGCGGAGTCGAGGTAATAGTCCCCGTCTTCACCTACGCCGTTGTCCGGGGCCCCGGTGCCGTCGGTCCATATCGACATAACCTCTACACTCCCTAGCTCCTGCACCCGAAGCTGAACGCCGCCCGTAGGCCATCCACCCCGGCGCCGGATGATGAAATCGTCCCCACTCTTCGCCGAGCCTACGTACTTCCCGACGAACGCCGAGCCGTTCCACGCCGTCTCTTCGGTGTCGGTCGACACGACGTAGACGCCGATGCGAACGCCCTGGCCCTCGCGCGTATCGCTCGACAACGTGAACGCCATCGTCCCTAGGCGAGCTAGCGACTCGCCGTCCGCGGGCACGATGCTAGTGAAGGTCAAGGCCATTACGGGCTCCCCGGGACTTCGTCGGTGGAGTCGATGGCGATATACGTAGCGTTGCCGGTGATGACGGCTACCTCGCGGTCGGCTATCGTCACGTTGTTCGAAGACATTCCAGACACCAGCGACACGATTGAGAGTTGAACTGAGACGTCCACCACGCCGGCTAACGCCATGCAAATCGACTCGATGCGCGAGCGCTTGACGTCGAGCCCGACCCGGTTGTTCTCGTCGTAGTAGGCCGCGATGGCGTCCCGGACGGCGGTGTCGCCGACGTACGTCGAGGGGATGACTTGAAGCGTGATGTCCATGTAGATCGGGACGGTGTCCGGGACCGTGTACTTGATCGTGTGCTCGTTCCCTTGCTCGTCGACGTGGGTGCCGCTCGAGTCGCCGTGGGCTAGGATGCCCGCGGGCTTCGCCTCGAAGATGGCGGCGCGTATCTCGGCCGCGGTCTCGGAGCCGCCGTACACCAAGCATTCGATGGAGTGCGGCGGAATGCCGTCTACGGTCGCGTCGGTGTCGTTCTCTAGCACCGTGATGTCCGAGGTAGGTAGCGCGGCGGCGAGGTCGGCGTAGATGGCGTCTACGGTGTGCGAGCCCTTGGACGCGAGCTCCGAGCGCTGGCGGATGCGGAGGGCGGCGTCGGTCTCCTCCTCCTCGCCTACCGTAGCGGCGGGATTAGAGTCGGCCGAGACGAAGCCCGAGACCGAGTTGGCTATTTGGTTCAGCGTATCCTCTTCAGCGCGGATGGCGCCGGCGGTCTGAGAGACGAAACGCACGCTCTCGGTACCCGCAGCTGCCACCGTGACGTCTTCTTCGTTCTCCCAGACGTGGGAGGCGTCACCGTCGACATAAAGCGTAAGCGTTCCGGCGGCGAAGGTGTAGGGGTACGTCGGCCCCGCGCCGAAGGTCACGTCGACTACTACCGTCGAGTAGGTAGCGGCTCGGCGGACGGTGCCGGTGACGGCGCACAACGCCGTGAGGGCGTCCCCCTCGGCTTGGTCGATGTCGCGCGAGGCGTAGAGCTCTTGCCCGGCTTCCCACCCTTGGCGGATCTGCGAGGCGACGATCGAGACGTATTGCCCCAGCACCGAGGTCTCGGTCAAATTCAGCGACGACGAGACGTTAGCCCAAAGCGCGTCTTTGATCTCCGCCTCGATTAGCGCGAAGGTCTTAGCGTCGAATCCTGTAGACGTGAGACCGGCCATGCTCTAGGATAGCACCTATGAACACCAAGCTAAATCTAACAGCGACCAAGGAACTTCTAAGCAGCCACCTATCCGAGATCGGTGTTACACCGCGGGAGGTGTTGTTCGCCTATTACGAGACGGAAGCCGAAAAACTACTGACTATAGGAGTAGTCATGGTGGACGGGTACTCCATAGCGTGCCCTGTAGAGGCCGAAAAAGTCGGCGAAGAAATCAAAGTAGACAATCGTGTATTTAGCCGTGCCTTCCTGCATATCGCAGAGAATTTTTTTCTTCGGCGAGCCGACAATCTGTCTTTGCTACGTCGATTGCTCTAAAGGCCGACGACAAACGGAGCGTAGCTAGTCGAGTCGAGTCGAGTCGAGTCGAATCCTGTAGACGTGAGACCGGCCATGCTCTAGGATAGCACTATGACACTACTAGACCTAATCATCACCAAAGAGAAGTTCGAACAAGACCTGACCGACGCCGGGCTAACGCCGACTGACGTTACGTTCGAGCACCAACCAGACCTAGGCGTTGTTCGTCTAGGTTTCGTAGACGAACACGGCCGTCTTGTGGGCTGTAGCGTAAAGGCGTCCGTCTTTGACGGGGAGCTCGTCGCTAACTCCAGAATCTATAGATTCGCCGTAAACTCCATCGTTACAGGCCAACGACAAACGGAGCGTAGCTAGTCGAGTCGAATACGGTCCCGTCGACTAGGCGGGCCGTGAAGGCCACGGAAAGAGTGCGGGCGGATCGGTCACGAGTAGAGGAGAACGAGATCAGGGCAGCCACGCCCTCGGTCCCTAAGATCACCTCTTCGAAGACCGCTCTCACGGTCTCGTCCGATGCCTTGCCCAAGATGCTTTCGAAATACGGCGTACCGGCTAGTAGGTTGGCGAACCACTCCCCGCGAAAGAACTTCAACCGAACCGTTAGGCGTTGCGCTACTTCATACGATAGCTGCGTGTGTATCACCTCCGACCCGGCATCGTCTAAGGCCAGGTCCCCGACATCGGGATTCACATCGGTTGCGGTTAGTGCGACGGCGAGTTCCATGTTACGAATCCACCTTCGCGATTGAGGAGTTAGTAGCGGCCAAAGGCCCAAGAGTCGTAGTGCGACTCACCAGCAAAGGCACGTCGGTATTAGGCGTGCCGACGGGGTGGGTGTGGCTATTGTACTTCGTGATCAAGTCGTCGAGTTTTTCTTGTAGAGAGTCGACTCTAGCGTCGACCTTAGAGGCCAGCGCCAACGCGTCGGACGGCTCGTAAGTGTAGGCTTGGCTCACTAGACCCGGAATGGCTACGGCGTGCCCCCAAGAATGGCTACGCGCGTCCTCGGGCTCGGATGGGGTGCCCGTTCGAACCCAGCCCGAGATGTCCCGGTCGCAGCACACGAGCAGCACCGGGTCCCCGGCGCTCAACGAGCCGATGAACGAGAACCCGCGACCACGGGGCCACATCACGGGCACGTCGGGGATGGCGGGCAGGATCTCTATCTCGTCCTCGTTGGGGTCGTTCTCGGAGCGCACGAGACGGTGCACTCCCGGCCGTACGAGGGCCGTAGGTGGCCTTGGCGGGTCGTAGGAGTTCCCATCGTCGTAGGACACCACCGTGCCCGGTAAAGCCTTTGCTAGGGCCGCCTCGCGGGCTTCCAGAACCATCGAGAGGCTTTCGGCGAAAGACAGTCTCGAGGACGGTACCGGCATGCCTACATAGTAGCTCACGACGGGCCCGAGCGCTAGGCGGCCGGAGTCAAGGCTATTTTGTGATACCAATCGTTGCCGAACGTCGAGCCGATGTGGTCGACGACCTGGACCGAGTAGAGCCCGGGGTATCGCTGGGTTTGCAGCATGACGTACCCGCCGGGGTATACGCCGGGAATGAGCAGCGACGTAGCCTCGACCTCACCCGTGGCGTTGCGGGCTGGGTCGCCTACCATGCCCGAGACGGACGATAGCGCCGGGGCTAGGCGCTGATCGTTGGTCTTGCCGTTCTTCGTAAACTGAAGCACGCCGTTCTGGACGCTCCATTGCATCCCTAGCCGGCGGAGGATGCCCGACAGCTCGCGCTGGGCGGGCCCGTCGAGTACCGCTCCGGTCGGGAAGGCGCGGGACATTTCCTCGGAGAACTCCAGGTAGTTGCCGATGCCTACGCCCATGATGTCCGCACACATCCGCACGGCCTGGCCGACGGTCGTGCCTCGGTTCAACGTCGCCGCTACCCGGGCCGTAAGGATCGAGCGCCCGCCGTCCTCACCTTCGATCTCGGTCACCCAATCCGGGCCCTCGCGCGTCGAGATAGCCCGTCGTAAATCGCCTCTGAAGAGCAACGGCGGCTTTCCTCGAAACAGGTCGCCCTCGTACCCGGCGTAGACCTCGACGGCGATACGGCCGGCCTTAGGGGCCCTCCCGCGCTTCGCGGCGGAAGCCTCGGCGGACTGGCGCTTGCCGCTTTGGCCCTTCACCGGCTCGTATAGGTTCAGCGCCTCGATGCGATCCCGGTTTGCCTGGGAGAGGTTGTAGATCTTGAGCCGGCACGTGTTCGGCTCCGGGCGCAGCGATTTGTGGATCTGGAACTCGATGTCGAGGTTCGAGACGTCGACCCCTTCCACCGAGACAAACCACCTACGCCCGAAGAGCTTAGTAGACATAGATCATCCGGTGCTGCTCGCCCAACGACGTTCGCGTAGGGCGCTCTTTGTTGCCGGTCACGTCGAACAGGAAGAGCTCTCCCGGAGGCCGGCGCGCGTCGGTGCACTGCCGAAGCAAGTCGAAGTCGTTGACCAACCGGCGCCCGGAGATGATAGGCTCACCGGCGGCGTCGGCCAATGAGAAGAACCACCCCGAACGCATGTTCCACTGGAAGCGCAGGACGTAGACGGCATTCGGGAACGCTACCCTGAGCGCGTAGTCCGGTTCCTTGGATGACAGTAGGACTTCTAGGTAGTTCATGGTATTCGCGCCCCTTCGGCTAGCTCTTCTGCCTTGGCAGGGGTAAGGTTGCGCTTGAAGGTATACAAGAACGACTCGCCTCCCGGATTGTACTCCGGGTTTTGGTATCCGCCTTGCGCGGGGGCTTGGTTGACGGGCGGGATCGGGTCTTTGTTGCGGTCCGCTTCGGGCTTCTTCTCCGGGCGCCGTACTAACACCGATGACGTCTCGGCTTGGACGAAACGGGTGAACTCTATCGTGATGTCAATCGAGTCCTCGGCTTCGGTGCGCGTCACCGACACCGACGAGATCAGCATGTCGTAGTAGTATCGAAGCGTGGCGTACACCGACACCGGCACGGCTTTTTGTTGGAGCTCGACCAGCTTCGAGTAGGTAGCGAAGCATCGATCGAAGCCGCCGGGGAATTGAAGCGTAGTCTCCGCGAACGCTTTGACGGTGTCGGTATATTGGGCCTTTTGGATCGTTACCGGCGCGGGGTCTATCTTGAATCCGGGCGGTTGAATCGGCGTACCGCCACCCCCGGCGTAGGTGGCTCCGTTCGTCATCACTCGACTACGGGCCTGGAAACGCATCGTGCCGTTAGTACCGACTAGCGGTTTGAACGCCTTGTTGTACTCGTAGGTAGTCGTCGATTGGATCGGGGTGTTAGTGATGGTGCCGACGAGCGTCAAGCGCGTGAGCTCGGGCTTGGCGTAGTCGGAGATGCTTTGGCCGAGCTCTACCGGGTGCGTCGTAATCGTCGACGAGTCCGAGTAGGATTCTTGGACGGTGGCGTCGAACTCGATGACCTCGAGCTGGGCCCCTAGTTCGTCCAGAGCGTAGCGGATGGAAGCCATTAGGTACCTGCACCTTCTAGCAAGGGCGCCAAAGCCCGCGTTATCTCTTTGACGATCATGCCCGCAACCTCAGTAGCGCCGTAACCGGAGGCGTTCACGTTGACCTCAATCGGCTTGGCGGCCGGAGCTGCCGGGGCTGAAGCGCTCTTGTTCGCTGCCGGTATTCGAGGGTAGAGAGGGATCTTAGGGCCCACCATCGGGAACGTAGGCTCCGAGGGCCGGACTTGGAAGTTGTCGATACGTGCGGGGCCCGGGGCCATACGGCTACGAGGATCTTGACCCCACTCCGCGATGTCGGTGGCGTTGGTGTCCTTCGGGTTGGCCGTGACGTGTTGCTTGCGCTGGCGCTTGAAGTCGGAGACCCACGCGTCTAGCTGCGCCTGGCTCCTAGGGCGGCCGTCCACCGCCTCCCGGGCCTTGATATATTGGTCCAGGTTACCGGCCTCTACCGCCCGTAGCGGGGCCATAGTCTTCTCGCGTTGGGCCCTAGACGCCAGCGGCGTCGGGCCGAACTCCGCCTCTTCGGCGTCCATGGCCGCTAGCGTGGCGGTGTCGCGCTCGCGCAGCGCCTTCTCGCGCTTCAGCGCCCTAGCGTTTTGCTCGAAGAACGCGCCGGCCGCCGCCGTGATGTCTTCCCACAGCACCTTCTCGCCGGCCAAGAGCTCCAGCGTGTCGCCTATGACCGAATTCTGGTCGCGAGCGAAGTGGACGATGTCGTCTACGACGAGCCATATCCCCGCTAGCACCGCGAGGTGGCCGGCCGTAGCTAGAGCCGTCTTCTCGGCTGATATCTTGATCCACGCCCAAGCCGCTGCCGAGATGCCTAAGAAGTAAGCCATCGACTCGAACGAGCCGACGTGCTCTTGAAAGAATTTCTTGTGTTCGACCAGCGTCGCCGACACACCTCTAAAGGTCGCTAAGTATTCCTTCGCCAGCGGTAGCAACGCCGTGCCGAGCTCGACCGTAACCTTCTTGTAGTCGGCCTCTAGCGCCTTCATCTGGTTCGCCCACGACCCGGCCGTGCGCTCGGCGTCGCCTTGCTTATCGGCCGTGTCCTTCAGGATGGCCAGCAACCGAAGCTCGGTCTTCTCTCGGAGTCCCAGCTTGTTGTAGATCGATTGCTGGCCGTTGATCTCCTTGTTTAGGCGATCCAGCCGCTCGTCGGCGAGATTGATGCCGAAGCGGCGCACCGCCTCAGTCTCACCGCTCAACCCGGACTGAAGGGCCAGCATAGCCTCTTGGTCGTTCAGGTTATAGAACGACGCTAGATCTACCGCGAGCTCCGAGACTTGCTTCGATATCCCGGTAATGTCTTTGCCGGTGCCGGCGAACACGGGTGCGAGGAACGCGCCGACGTTACCGGCGTAGCGCTGAAGATCGTACTCCGAGCGTTGCATCGCCTTGGCGGCGTCCTTGGACCAGTCGAACACCGAGTCGGCGGAGTCCTTGAACGTCTGTTGCACGACGTTGTTGGTCTCTTCAACGTCCGAGGCCATCTTCACGGCGGCGAAGCCGACGGCCGCGGTGCCGGCCGCTAGGACCGCGATGCCGCGGCCGAACTGGTCGACGTCCAGGCCCTTGGACAGCGCCGCGCCCGTCTTCTTGACGGCTTGCTCGGTCTTGACGAGCTGTAGCTGAAGGTTCTTCAGCGGCCCGTCATCGACCTTGATAGAGTAGGACGCAACTACTTCTTTCAAGGCCACCATGCTCTATCCTATCACGTTCGAGGTGCGCGGGCTTTCGAGGCCAAATCGTCGTACATATCCAGCACGTCGTGGGCGTCGACGAGATCCTCTAGCGACCATTCCTGAAGGATCTCGTTGGGGTTCGACACCGAGAATCGCTCCGCCGCCACGATCCGCCACACTTCCCAGTCCAAGCCCGGGGGCAGCGGGGACGAAGCTACGCCTTCTTTGGCGCGTCTGCGGCGCGACTCCGCAGCACGCCTTTGAGTTTTTCTAGGAACCCGCCGTAGTTGTATTGGATGCTCTCGTCCAGCCACTGGAGCATATCCTCATAGGCGCCCGCGAAAGCCTCGTTCTGGTTCTTGGGGTCGCTAAGGGCGAGCTGGCGGTCGTCCTCGAACACGACCTGGGACACCTTGCCGAACGCCTCGCACAAGTCGTCTAGGAGCTCCTGAGAGAGCCCTCCGCCCAAACCTATGGCGGCGATAGGGCCCATGCCGTTCTTGACGTCATCGGAGGTCCAGAAGGGCAAGAACGTCTGCATCTTGGACAGGACCTTGCGGCCCTCGGCGACGTTCAGCAACCGAAGGATGAACTTCTTGCCGCCGATTGTGGTCTCGTGGGTTTTGAGTAAAGCGCTCATAGCCCGTAGCCTAGCACTAGTTTCCCTGTGCTAGTTACCCGCATCCTGTCTCGAGAGGTTCGCAATCGAGATCACCCACACCCGCTCGCCCATTTCGTCGGCGTAGGTGACGTTGGGGAGCTCGGAGATCCACGCCTGGGCCGCCGCGTACATCGAGCGGCCGGAGTTGTCCTTGAGCATGATCGGTACGATGCCGGCGCCGTTGGGCGCCTCCATGTCGGTCTTGGCCAGCGCGCCTAGGTAGTCGTTGGTCTGCGACCCGGCCATGAGAGAGATGGTGAGCTTCGCGGTACGCTTGAGGATCTTCGAGCGGGCGACCTTCCCGTCCACGCCGTTCTTGTGCGTGAAGATGGGGTTCTCTTGCTCGAGCTCGATGCCCGAGCCCTCGGCGTAACCGTCAACGATCCAGCCCCCGACGATCAAGGAGACCTGGTCGAAATCATACGTAGTTAGAAACGGCGTAGGCATCTTTTACCTCGGGTTTTAGAGCGCTCGCTTACATCTTAGCACCTAGGGTGCTAGGGTGTGGGAGGAGGCACAATGGACCCTAAGGTGATGCGCGGTTTGGTGGTTCTTCTGGCACTAGTTCTATACTTCGCGGGTGCGAAGGTCGGCGGCGAGATGGGCCAATACGCCCACGAGGCGGCGATGCTGTTGGTCGGGGTGGCGGTTTTCAAGCGCCCCGGAGACAAGGTAGGCAAGTAATGAACCCGAAAAAAGTCGTGGCTTGGCTGCCCGTCATCCGTGAGGTAGTCGGGCTTGTCCAAACCATCGTAGATAACGTCCGCGAGCGGCGCGCTAAGCGCCGCGCTAGACGCTAAGAACTCCGACGAGACTCGCTGAGTGGATGGCCCCTTCGAGATCCGCCGAGAAGCGGACGTTGCGGAGCTGGCGGGTTGAGCGGTCGTTGGCCGTGATGGTCGAGGCCGCCGGGAGGATGACCCTAGAGGAGCCGGCCACCAAAAGCCCGGGCTGGTCGGGAGTACCCTCGAAGGTCTTGAGGACGCCCAGCACCGCGTTGGCGATGGAGTCGTAGCCCTTCTGGGTGTGCGGGACCTTGGGGGCGTTCACGAAGAGCCCGTAGACGGCCTCCTGGATGCGCGCCTCGACGGCGTCGATGCCGTGGACGATGTCGATCCACTCGCCGTCGGCGACCTTGCCCTCACCCGCCCAGCTCACCGAGCGGAGGGACTGAAGGAAGTTCCAGTTGTCGGTCGAGAGGTTGCTCTTCTGGGTAGTCGTGAGCGCGTCGACCGAGGCGCCTACGAGAGTCTTGTACTTGTACGTGATGGAACCGGGGTCCTGGACGCCGCCCACGACCGCCCAGCGGACCTGAGGGAACTGGTGCGGGTACGAAGACCAGAACAACACCGTGCGGCCGTTCGCAGCGGTGACTAGGTCGGAACCGATGGAGCCGGTTCCGGCGCGCTCACCCGAAGAGTCAGAGCACGCGAAGAACAGCTTCTTACTGGTGCTGGCGTAGTCGCTTACCCACGTCGCTACGGCGGCGATGTTGGCCTCACTACCAGAGTCAATCGTCACGAAGTACCAGTCGTCGTACTCCTCGGAGAGGTCGGCGAGCGCGGTGTCGTAGCCGGCGTCGGCGGTAGTCTCCTCGACCGTACAGTTCTGAAGACCGTAGATGAAGACGTTGTGTAGCGCGCTGGCCGCCGTGACGGTGATGTCCGCCACCGAGGCCGAGGAGGAGATGCCGGGGACGGCTTCGATAAGGAGCTCGACCGCCGCCGCGACCTGGGTAAGTGACTGAGCAGCCGGAATCGTGTAGGAGATGTCGGTCACGGCGCCCGTGGTCGGGGCGATGACCGAGAGCTTCACGATGTCGCCCTCAGTGTTAGAGGTGACGGTCACGACGCGGGTGAACGCCGGGGTGCCGCCCATTCTCCCCACCACGACCGTAGTGGGAGCCGGGTCCTGGGCGAAAGCCGCCGCGGCCATCCGATACGCGGTCTCGTGCGAGCTGAAGTCGTCCGCGACCTCGGCTAGACTCGAGTAAAGCCGGTAGTTTTCGGCCCAAGCGTCGTGGTGGCAAAGGCAAAGAACCGTGCCGAAGCCTGTGCGAGAGACCGTCTTTGAGTCGGCCGTAATATTTACTGAGACAATGCTATCCAAATCCGACATGGGTCACCCCTTTGTGCTACATGTTAGCACCCTCACGAAAGACTAAGGTGTTCACGGCTCGGGTTCCGGGGTGATCTCCCCGACGATAACCGGGATCTCGATATCCGTATCGCCGTTCGAGATAGTGCCGTCGAGCTCGGCGTTCGATACGTAACCGGAGTCCTCTTCCTCGTCTCGGTCGTACTCGACGGTACTAAACGTCAAATCCGTGCTCGAAGCCGACATCGCTCGGCCCTCGGCGTTTTCGTACGACACGTCGAAGCTCGGATCCGCCCTAACGAACGCGACCCCCGCGGCCTGTAGGATCTCGAGAACATCCGGCCGCCGGATGCGGGTGCGCAGCCGACCAGCCATGACGCCCACGGCGTCGGCGTCGGGCTCCTGGGAGTCGGACTGGGCTAGGACCTGGACGCCGAAGATCCGAAAGCCGCCGTATTCGGCCACGTTGATGTCGTTCTCCGAGTCGTAGTCGTATCGGATCTCGTCCGTACCGATGGCCGTAGGGCCCGAGAACCGGAGGTCAACGAACGTCGACTCGACCATCCGCTGAGCGGACGCGCGGTTTTCCCATTCGACGTGCCGGTACTCGTTGCCGAGTTGGTCCGTCTCGTCGTCGAGCCGCATCGCCTTAGCGATCGCCAACCGCACCGCTTCGCGTACTTCGCCCCATCCCATGGCTTTAGGGTAGCACCGCGCTTAGCGGCTCTTTCCTTAGCGCCCCGCAAACCCCGTCTTGTTGGGTTTGCGCACGCCCTTGAAGCCGTGGTTGCGGGTCGGGGCTCCGTTCTTCTTCGACACCAAGCGCTTGAGAATGCGCATGGCTTGCTGAAGCAACCACGACCCCGAGCCGGTGCGCCCTCGGCCGCGGCGTCGGGTCGTTTGCCTTCCTCGGGCCCTACGCGCCGCTCTACGGCGCTGGCGGCGGGCCTTCTGGCGCTTGCGTTGGAGCCGACGCTGGCGCTTCCTGGCTGCCCTTTGGGCCCGCGTAGCGGCCTTACGGGCGCGCTTAGCGAGCCGCTTGACGGCCTTCGCCGCGCGCTTCTTGACGCGCGCTAGGGCCTTGGCGATCTTGCCGCGCATCCGCTGGACGGCCGTTAGCTTCCTGCGCTTAGCGCGCGGCTTCTTAGCCGGCTTGGGTTTCGCGAGCTTTACCCGGTACCGGTTATTAGGCTGTTTGCCGGTAACGTCTATCGCCATGGCTACTTGCGGCCTACCACCGCTCGCTGGCGTAAGTTCTTGATACTACGAGCCTGTTTGAGCTTCGCGCGGTACGTGAGGTTATTGTGGAGCATATACGACTCCACAAGCGGGACGTCGAAGCCTTTCTTCTTAGCGATGGTCGACTTAGCTAGTTTCGGCGTGATTCTTCCCTGGGCCATGTTGTCGCGCAAGGCCTTGGCCCACTTGAACCCGAGCTCTTGCAACGCCTTCGTGCGCGTCTCGGTGCCCTTCAACACGCGCCTAAGCCGGGTCGTAGTGTCGCGCTTCATCTTGGCGATGTTCGCGTCCAACCAATCTCCTAACCACCGGCGTCGAGGCACCCCGAGGCCTAGCTCGTGGATGGTGGCGATTTGACCTACGGTTTTGTCGGACCCCAGGTAACGCCGGTCGGCTTCTTGTTTGTGGACGCCGAGCGTGATCTCTCCCAGCTCGCCGAGAGACGCCACCAGCTTCGAGAAGCCGTTGTCTTTCGACTTGACCGTGGTCTTGACCTTGGTCATCCTAGAACACCCGAATACCAATGGTTCCGGACCGTTGCAGACTACGGAGCTCGTACTCCCACGTTAGCTGCTGCTCGGGGTTGGTCGAGCGCATCTTGAGCCCGAAGGGAGAGCGCAAGAGTAGGATCGCCGCCCGTAGCATCACCGCTTGGGCCGTCAGCGCCGCGGATTGGTAGATCGTCGAGTTGGTGCGCGCCGCCGCTTCGGTGAGCTTGGTAGTCACCAACCCCGAGGCCGCTCCCGCGAACTCCGGGAACGATGCTAGGAAGTCCGAGTTCGATGGGATAGGGGCAGCCATGGTGTAGTATAGCGCTAGACTTTAGGATGCCTAGATACCGCGCAGACAACGTCGATTTGCTTCTCCCTTTCTTCGCCGGCAAGACCTACGCGGTGCTGGCCTCGATGGAAGCCAAAGGCTACAAGCCGGTGCCGTTCGACACGCTACGCACGCCCGCCGAGGCCGCCAAGTTCTTCGCCCGAGGCACCGGCTCGAAGAACTCGATGCACCTCTACGGCGCCGCGTGCGACGTGATTTGCGACGTCCACGGCTGGGGCTGCCAAGCCAAAGGCTGCAACTTCTACCGTGACCTAGGGATCTCGGTCGAGCTCCAAGGGCTAGTGTGGGGCGGACGGTTCCGCTCGCGCGTCGACCTCCCGCACTTCCAGATTTGCTCCGTCGCCGACCAGCCCGCGGTGCGAGCGATCAAGGACTGGGCGGAGCGGGACGAGTTCTGCAAGAAGCGCTACCTAGAGCGCTTGAAGCGCTAGTCGCTTCACTAAACTCGGCGCTCAGCCTATTTAGTGAAGCGTTCCGCGTCCCGAGGAACGCTAGACGATCGCGCACACCCCGCCCGCGCACGCCGCCTCCGCGCGCAACGAGGTGTTGTCCTCGGCCTCGTGCACCTCGAGGTAAAGAACCGGCGTGTAGTTCGAGGTGAGCTCCGCCCAGCGTTTCTCGTCTTCCTCCGTGGTGATGGCCTCGTTGGGAGCGAAGGCGTAGTCTTTGTCCCCGGTCGAGGCCAGCAACGACACGCCGGTGAAGTCTTGGCGGTTCTCCCAAATGTAGTCGGCGACCTCGTCCCATTCGTGGGGGTGGACCACGACGGTGTTCGAGACGTTGTGGTGAAGCCCCGGGGAGTCCTCGGACCTAGCGGTGCCGGGCACCACCCAGTTTTGCTGGGTAGACCGGACCATTTCCAAGAACTCCAGGGCCCGGATGTCGTCCTTGATGATGGCGCCCTCGGGGGCCTCGACGGGGAACTCGATGACCCACTTACCGTCTGGCTTCTTGACGCACATGTGCGGGTTGGCCGCGTAGAAGGCCTGGAACACTACCTCAAGCTCGTCGGCCGTGACGCGCCGGATGTAGCGGCGGGCGTGGTGGGCGTGGTGCCCGGAGCCGACGCTCCCCAGCGCCAAAGACGTCGTACCGGACGGTTTTACGCATGTCGTACGGGCGGCTGGGCGGATGCCTAGCTCGGCCGCGTAGACCGCGTTCCACGCCTTGATCTTCTCCGCCACCGAGCGCTGGAACTCGGGGTTGCACGCCACCTCCGGCGCGTCGAGCATGCCGGTCATCCCGATACCGAGTAGCGCGTCCCGGCGCGCGATGGCCTCGGATACAAACCCCAGGTAAGGCATGTCGGTGTAAGACGCCTGGAGCGTGCCGATCAGCGTAGCGGCCTTGGCGGCCAGCTCGAAGTCGGCCAGAGACTCTAGCTGCGCCGCGTTGATCTCGCACAAGTTGCAAAACGCCCAGCCGGTATAGGCCGTGCCTTTGCGTAAGTATACGGGATTCAAGCCGATTTCGGCGCATTGTCCGGCAACTATGCCGTTGGCTGTAACGATATTGGTTTCTGGTTGTGTCAAGCAGAACACGTCCGAAAAACCGACGGACTCGATGCTTACGATTTTGGTTATGAACCTCTCAGGTTTACGGCAGTCTTCGCCCCTCTCTTCTAGGTATCGGTTGATCTTGTCGGCCTTGCGTCCTAGTAGCCCTATCTTGTCTCGGAACGTGATTAGGTTGGGCCTATTCACGATCAATTCATACGTCTGCTTGCACCAATAGTCCTTCCGACCGCCGTTGCCGTCAGGCAAGGAACGGAAACCAGCCGGGTGCCTAGGGTACACCTTGCTGATGACTCCGAACATACTCAAGAGAACCTGAACGTCCTCAAGTAGCTCTTTGCTAGATTGCGATAACCTCAAAGAGATAGTTTTCTTGGTGCCCTCTCCTCCTGAGAGGACCGTCCCGTCTGACATAAACAGACCACGCAGATAGCCCGCTACGAACTCCTTGGACCCGCCCCAGACGGACTCTGGCACACGGGCCTTCAAACCCGCCACTTGCTCTCCGTCGGCTAGGGTCTCCAGCCATCGGTACAATCGCGCCCCTCCAATCCTCTTCTTGGCTACGCCTCCCTCGGTCAAGACGCCTTCCAGCCACGTACACGGCCCATAGTTCCTTTTACGAAATGACGGAATGCTCGTAACTACAGCATTCACACAATCGCCTACGTGCTCGAGGACATCGAAGTCGGGTTGCCACAGATCTACAAAGGCTAGTTTGTCGTCGTGGGTAGAAGTACCGTCCCCTGTATACAACCCCAAGACCAAACCTTCGTCCGCCGTGCCTGTGGTGCCAAAGCTTCCTTCCCCTGACGGCAAGAGCAAGACGTCCCCGACCTTCAAATCCCTGAGCTCCTTCCTACCCTCCGGAGTCGGGAACTCGTGTCGATCCGTGACCTTGACCTTGAAGCCGTGTTCGGTGACTAGCTCGAAGACTTCGGCGTTCTTCTGGGTGAGGCGGACTGGGCCGGCAGCGAGAACGGACACGCCTTTTGTGTCGTAGATTGCGCTGCCTTTGCCGGCTCGCTTGTCGGCGACTACTAGATTCTGTGCACCCTTCTTGGCCATATCACCGATCTTCTTGTAGCCTTCGTTGGTCCAGATTCGGGTGTCCGGGTGAAAGCAGGGGTTAGTACCGTGATCGTAGTTGTCCGTGAAAAAGAACCCCGGCTCACCCCATTGCCGCGTCATTTCGAAGATGCGCTTGAACTCCTCCTCGCCGACTTCGTCCCGTTTCAGCACGACCGAGTTGTTGGCGTTCGAGAACCAAGGGTCGGTCGCCCACCACGACCCCGTCTTGGCTGCCATCATTTCGGGGTCTTCTAGCGAGAACAGCGCGATCATAGCCGAGCGTCGGATACCGCCGGACAACACCGCGTCGGCGGCGTGACACATGATGCGATGGCATTCGATAGGGCGGAGCTGGCGGCCTTGGGCGTCGGTCAGCACCCCGCGGATGCGCTCCAACGTCTCGGCCAGCTTCGCCGAGCCCGGCGCGCGCCCGCCAGAGGTCTTTAGAGGCGTTCCGGCGGGCCGGACGGCCGAGTAGTCGAACTCGAGGTGCTCCCCGGCCTGGAAGGCCGCCAGGAGGGCTTTGAGGGCATCCGCCCAGCCCTCGATGGTGTCGCCCACGACGTGGGTACGAACGCGCTCCGGGTCGACGGTGCCAATGACGGGCAGCCTCGAGACATGCCGGAACTGAACCGAGTAGCCGACGCCGCACCCGCTCAAGAGCAAGAACAACGCCTCGGAGAACACCTCCAGCCGATCTACCAAAGAAAACGAGCAGTTGTAGATTCGGTTGCTGTTGGCTTCGATCGCCGCCCCGCCGAACTGCATCGAACGCATCGACGGCAGCACCTTCTTAGCCCGCACGAGGTCGAACGCACCTCGGATCTTGCCCTCTAGGTGCGGGAACCTACGGATGTGCATGGCCTCGACCCGGGCCACGGTCTCGGTGTAGGTCTCCCGCCGAGAGAGCTCGGGTAGGAAGCGGGCGTACTTGGCTGCATGGATGTAGTCGGAGATTGCTTCTGGTCCTGGTCCGCGCATGTAAACTCCTGGGCGAACCAGAAGCCTACCACAGCCGACCTCGGCGAAGCAACTAGTGTCTTGTGGTCGTAGAACGCAGCATGTCGCACACGTTCTCGAAGAACTCACAGCCGCAAAAGCACGCCGGAGGCGGGTCCTTGCCGTCCCACAAAGAGAAGCAATACTCGCACGACCACATGTCTGCGTAGTGCTCGGGTTTCTCCGGGTCGCGTTTCTGCTTAGCCATTGGCGCCGGCCAGCTTCGCCGCGATGGCGTTCTTAACGTCGCGGCGGGGGTCCGAGGCCCAGCGCTTGAGGACGTTCACGTCGCTGGTGAGCTTGACCGCCACGAGCGCCTGGGCGTCGGTGTAGCCTCGAAGGTCGGCCGGCGGCACGGGCCCGTCTTCACGGCCGGCTTGGTCGTCCGAGTAGATCGTGATGCGGGGCCCGTACTTGGTGCCCTCCATCGTCACGTAGCGGACGGATTGCTGAAGGTCCTCGAGCAACAGGACGCCGGGCGAGATAGGCTTGCCGGCCTTGCCGTTCTTGCCTTCGCTCGCGACGATGTGGCTCTTGAGCTCTTCTAGGTACTTCGTTGGGACCGTGTTCAGGCCCGGAAGCAGCCGGATTCCGGCCGGGAAGGTCTCCGTCGCGAACAAGTAGATGGCCGCGATGGTGTTGTTCTCGATTTTGACGACTTCACTCATACTGAGTGGTCTAGCGCACACTCACGGAGTTGCAAGGAATTTTTCAAGCCGAGGGCGCATGAGCTTGCTTATTTCGCGGATTTGGCGCTCGATGTCCTTCCTAAACAGCGTGGATTCGAAGCACGCCGCGCAAAAAGGGATGTCGCAAGAGCACAGCGTGTGGCCGGGCAGCTCGTAGGGTTTGGGCGTCTTGAGGTCCATCACCACACCCCCCAGAAGATCAGCCGAAGGACGGCGGACACCATGGCCGATGCCACGAAGAGCAGGCACACGAAGACCATGAAACAAACCGCGGCGAACGCGAAGGCGTCCAGCCACCACCTAGCGACTCTTGATAGTTTCTTCATGCCTCAGACGCTACCGCGAAAACGGCTTCGTAGGCAAGAAAAAACCCGCCTAGCGCGTGAGATCACTAGGCGGGCTAGAGCTAACTAGTTGATATTACAGGGTTTGATTGTCCACGTAACAAATGCCCGGCGGGACATGCACGGCCACACCGGCCATACGCGCCATGCACGGGTAGGTGAGCACGAGGCCTTGCTGCGTGGGAGGGAAGATCTCGAACTCCTTGCCGACGATGAACTCGACCACCGAGGGGTCGCGCTTGTAGGCCACGATGCGGCCGTTGGTGCCGGCTGCGTTCGCGGTGTTGAGCTTGGTCCAGCTCTCTACGGTGATATCAGGGTTCTGGCGCTGGAACGCCGTGAGCACCGTATCTCCGCTGGAGTTGGTAGCCGAGAGAAGCTTTGTGGAGACCTTGCGGAAGGCGGCCGTCGACATAAGGATCGTGTCGGGGCGATAGAGCTCGTATGAGTTCGTGATCATCTGGGTGACGATGGAGTTCAGATCGTCGAGCATCTGCTCGCCGGTAGCCGAAGCCCAGGTCCCGTTCGTCACGCTAAGCAGCGAGACGTTGGGGTTGTTCAGAAGGCCGTAGGAGTTCGTCTGAGGGCAGCCAACGGCCACCGCCTCGTCGATACCCCACTCGATGCCCTTACGGGCTGCCATCTGAAGGCGCTCGACGAGAGGCACGCCCGCGCGGGCGGCCTGGCGAAGGTCCGTGACCGAGTAGTGGTACGAGTCGCCGATGTCGTAGTACTTCATCGTGACTTCGGTTGCACTCGCCGACACGCTGGGGAAGTCCGTTGCGTAGTTCGCCACGACCTTCGACATGAAGAACGAGTCCCACATGCGGAAGGTAATGAACTCGCTGGCGTCTCCGCCTTCGGCCGAGAACGGCACGAACGATCGACCCTTGAACTCCGGGTACTGCTTCTCATACACGCGGTTGGAGACCGTCTCCAGCGCGCGGGCAAAGGTCATGGTCTCGCTGGCGTCGGTGACGCCAATATACTCGGCCGCGTCCCGCACCGCGCGGGGCACGTCGGAGAGGGATTGGATCTTAGCCTCCGCCTCCGCATCGTAACACTTGTTCATCTTAGACATACGATTCACCTTTCAGGTTAGCGGAGGTATTAGGCGCCTACGTAGTGGGGAAGGAAGACCCAAGCCGGACCGGCCGCGGTCGAGTTCCGCATCACGGTGGCACCGGGAATGAGGACACACGTTGAGGAGTCGGAGTCGTTGCGGAAGGCGCCAAGGTCGCTGCCGCCCGAACCCGAAGCGATACGCACGTAGAGAGCGTCGCCCTCGGTAAGGGCCTCTTCGCCGTACACGATGATCTCGCCTGCGCGGAGCAGACCGACGGGCTCGCCGTCCACGAAGTCACAGGTCACGGTCGTCGAGGTGATGCCGGGGTAGCCGTAGAGGCCGGTCGACGCGACGGTCGTCTTCACGGGGCGGCGGATGGCCACGCCGCGGAAGTGGGCGATGGTGAGGGTCGTAAGCGCCGAGACGCCCACGGTCGCCGTACCGCCCGTACCGCTCTGCGCGGGGATGGACAGCGAGGTCACGGAGATGTACGTGTTCGCCGAGGTGACGGTACCGTTTCCGCCGTTCGGAATCGCGAGGGTCTCGGTCACCGACTGGCCGAGCTGGTTGATTCCGACCAGCGTGGCGTTAGTGGCGTCCCAGTCCGCGTTGTTCGAGAGAACCAGCGTGATGTTGCGCGCGGGCTGCATCTCGGCCGCACCGACCACGCCGTCAAGGTCGCTGCCGGAGAAGGTCTGAACGCCCGTGCTAGACGTGATCGACGTGATGATCGCGTCTACGTCCGCGCTCGCGCCGGGGTCCGGGATCTGATAGACCTCACCCGGATCCAGAAGCGACGTGCCCGATGAACCGTAGCTGGGGACTACGAACGTTCCGTAGCCCGCCTTGATGCGCCCGCGAGCAACCTTCGAGATGTTGCTGAACGGGGAAAGGGTGGACATCTGGTGCCCAAGCGAAAACTCTGAGTAAGTCGCCGGGATCGAGGATTGGAGCAGACCTGAAGAGAACGTCATAGCCTCACCGTTGGGTTAGAGTAAAAATAGCACTTAGTCTTGGGTTGGTTTTCCGAGGGCCTCGCGCTGGGCGCGGAGCATACGCTCGCGGGCACTAAGCTGCGGGGCGGCGTCGGTCTTGGCGGTGGGTGCGGGGAGGTTGATACCCTCGGGGTCGTCGTTGGCCTTGGCGACCTCGAAGAGGGCGTCGATCGCGTCCTGCGACTTACCGGTCAGGTCCATCTTCGGGAACGCCTTCTTGACGGCCTCCAGGCGGGCCGCGCGGGCTTCGTCCTGGGCCTTCTTCTCGAGCCGAGCGGAGACGGCCGCGTCGATGGTCTCGTCCGAGGTCGCCTTCACCAGCTCGGCCTGGACGGCGTCCAGCTTCGCCTTCAGCTCGGCTACCTCTGCCTTGGCCAGCTCCAGCCTACCCTCGGTCGCGGCCAGCGCCGCGTCGAAGGCCGCCTGGGCCGCGTCTTGAGCTACTTCCTTGCCGTCGATCTTGTACATAACTTCACCATAGTTAGGGGGAATCTCACTTGAATCTAGCAGCAACCGGACCGTCTTCCCCGCGCGGCCCTGCGGGACGATAGCGATGTGGTTCCAGCTTATGGTCTCGCGCACGACGTCGTAGGCCTCGCCGGAGTCGGTGATGCCCGGGGCGTCAGACACCTCGACGTGGTACCCCATCGACACCTCACGGGCGGTGCCGAGCTCGATGTCCCGGATAAGCTTCTCGTCGTGGATGGCTAAGGTAGCCTTGAGGTGGCCGTCAACGAACTCGGGTGCGCCTACGACGTGCCCGGCCGCGACCTTGGTGTAGTTGGTGGTGTCGACGAACTTAGACGGGTGCCGGTTCGTCACCGGAGCGGTGGGTATCTGCGCTAGAGACGAAGCTAAGACTTGCTCCGTGTTGAGGTGGCGGACTTGCTTGCCGCCCTCGGTGTAGACCAAAACGCCGGTTTTGGCGAGGGTAGCCTCGACGATAAGCCCACCCGTGGCCGCACGTCGGTGCTCCCCTAGCCGCCCAGATTGATCAACGTAGTACTTCACCCGTGAAGTTTAGCACCTAGCGCAATACCTCTACCGGGACCAGCATGCACCGGCAGTTGACCTCCCTAAGCGTCGAAGGCGGTCGGTCCCAAGGGAAATGCTTACCTTCGTTGGCTTGATGGGTGGCGCGGACCCGGTCGTCCTTCGCGGTGACGTAGACGCCCTCGCTAGACCCGGAGAGCATGCACGAACGTCCGAAGGTGTCCCGGTACAGGTTGAAGATCTCGTCGTGCGCTATGATCCGTCCTCGAAGGCGTGAGAGCCATAGCGTGCTCTTTATTGCCTCGCGCATCGAGGTGCCTTCTCGGTACTCGCGGATGGCCCTACGAATCAGCCTGGCTTGCGCCGCACCCGCGGCTTTGAGACGCTCGACCGAACGATCGGCCATCGCTTGGGCCGTCGCGTAGCTGTCTTCCGGGAGGTCGATGCCGAGGAGCTTCTTAGCCGAGGCTCGCGCCGCGTCGATGGCCTTCTTGGCTTGGGTGAGAATAGCTTTGCGTCGAGCCGTGGCTATCGCCTCGACCTCGTACTCTAAGCGCTGGATGCCGAGCTCCAGCGCCTCGAGGTCCAAAGGGTCGCCCGATCCTAAAATAGGAAGTTGTGAAAGCACGTACTTCTCTACCCTAGCGTCGATGCCGCCAGCGAAAACGGCATTCGTCTTCTGGGTGTTGGCGACTATCTGTCTAGGCATCCTAGGCACGGCCCTACGCGCCCGCGCGTCCGCCTTCTTGCGGGCCGTTTTGCTACGACCAGCGATGCCTTGGACCCCGGCGGCGAAAGCGTCCATTACTGCCGCCCCTTCGTCGAAGCCGGTATCTTGCGCTCCGAAGCCTTAGCCGGCGGCGTGTTGTCCGGGCCCTCGCCTTCGGCGGGTTGCTCGCGCACGCCCGTCATTTCCCGCATCGCGATCTCTTGGTAGGCCTCGGCTAGCGCTTGCTTGCGGGCCTTAGGGTCGATGTTGAGCTTCAGCCCCGGGACCATGGTCTTGAGCGATAGGGCGACCTCTTCCTCGAGGACGATGCCGTTCAGCGCTAGCGACACGGCGGCGTCGACGGCCATCTTCTCCGCGGTGGCTACGTCGAGTGGCGTCGGGCGATAAAGCTCCGGCCATTTGATCTGAAGCTTCTCCGGGGAGGCGATGCCGTTGGCGTACGCGATTAGTCGTACGAGTCTCGTAAAGTTCGGGTGGACCGACCGTCCGCGCTCGACCTCGACGCGGTTGTAGTAGAGGATCAAGTCGGACTCGCCCGTCGCGTCCTTGCCGCTCGGAGAGACGCCTAGCAAAACCGTCAGCGGCATTTCTGCCGCCGCCCCGATGCGGATGTAGTATTGCTCTAGCATCGGGCTAAGGCCGCCTAGAGCGGCGCGGTCGATGACCTCGAACTCCTCGCCGCCGTTGCCATTCTCGTCGCCCGCGTCGAGGACGATCGCGCGCCCCGAGGACCGGAGCATGTCCATCAGCGCCATGCGGGTCTGAATGTCGTTAGCGCCGGTACCATCCGCCTCGGCGAGGGACTGAATCAAGCTCTGAAGCTTGAAGACCGCCTGAGAGGCGTCGGCGAACATGTGGTCGACCGAGGACCACGCCCCGTCGAACGATTTGAGCACCGCTACGACGCGCTGAAGCGACGACAACGACCACCCTTGGTTGCGCGAGCGGGCGCGAGCGGTCGTGCGCGCGCCTTCAAACATGATCAGCCTCGAGGCGTGGACCGTACGGGGCTCGATGGACGCCGCGTAAGAGTTCGGGGTCCAGACGTACTCGGTGACGTTGCCTAAGGCGTCCCATTTCGTAGGCGTTAGGTCCTGACGGTCGAACGGGACGAGCCACTCGAGCTTCGTTACCTTCGAGTCGTCTAGGGGCTGGTCGAGTCGGCCGGCTCCTCGGGCCCCTACTACGACCCCCGCCGCGCCGAAGAGGCGCCCGAAGATGGCGCCGTCGGCCATCTTTTGGTCGGCACCGAGGCGCTCCATTTCGGAGCAAATCGTCTCTTCCTCTTCCTCGGTGAGCTGCTCGTCCTCCGAGCCCTCTCGCTCGACCTCGAAGCCGCCCCGGAGCATATCCTCGACCGGCTTAGCGACGATCTTGTAGGCGAGATCGTGGTCCTGGAAGAGGGTCTCGAGCTCCTCCATCGTCAGCAAATCGTTGCGGACGTAGTTGGCTCCGGATAGCTTCGAGCGGCTCGTACCGGCGCCCGTGTAGACGTTCTCGAAGGCGTCGACTACGCCGCGGATTCGGTTCCGGGCCGAGATCGTCTTTATCGCTTCGGCCGAGCGCTTTTCTTTGGATTCCAGCATCCTGAATGGTAGCGCGACGCCGGCGGAACGGCCACCGGAAGAAGCATCACCGGGTCGGGTTCGGCGATGTGCTGCTCCTCGGCTATGCCCATCCGCCAGAGCTTTCGGTCTTGGATGGCCTCGTAGAAGGCCTCGATTTGGGCGGGGGAGTTCATCCAGTGCATAGCATGTGTCTCCGGTAGATGCGCTCGGCTCGAAGCTCGAGGGCTAGGTATTGAATCGGGTCGGTGGTGTCTTGGATACGGCGCTCGATGACCGGCCACAACGCGAACGCCGCGCTGCGGTCCCCCGGCAAGCCGCGCGCGCATAGCGCTACGACCGTACGGAGCATTTCGTGGGTGAGCCACGTCTCTTGGGCTAGGTTCATTCAGCCACGGTACCGCAACCTCGGGTTCGCCGTCAAGTTGCTTCGCGCGTTGTTCATCGCGGCCTTGAATCGAGTGACTCTCGAGCGCCCCGACATGAACAACAACGCTTGCGAGGCCGAGTCCACGGAATCATCGAAACTACCAACGGGGAAGGTAGCGAACTCTTCTATCAACCCCGGCATCCACGACGCTAGGTGGTCGGGCGGGAACGATACGTTGCCGGCCCGGAAGTAGGGCTCTACGGCCTGCGCGCGGGAGAACTTGCCTCCCTCCGGGGTGACGGCCATAACGCCCGGGATGGAGCGTTTGAGGGTGTCTACGACGGCGGTGCCGTTGGCTTTGTCTTCGATCAATATTTGGCCTACGAGCGGCCATTTCGTCTTCATCGCCTTTACGGCCGCGACCGTAGCCGAGAACGCCATCCGCGCTCGGTGTTGGTCCATAAGGAAGAACTCTGCCCCGCGCCACGCCCAGACTTGAATCACGCCGTAGTCGGAGTCGTTGTTGTCTTTCAGCGAAGCATCAACGGACATACACCATCGAACCCCGGTCGGGTGCGCTTCCCATCGCTTGGCGAACCATTCGCGCATGAACAACGCGCCGGCCTCGGGCGCGGGGCGTTGTTGCATCTGCGCGGCGAAGGCTCTAGGCGTCATCCCCGTCGGGCCGTGCTCGATGTCGTCGACGTAGTCCGCCGGGAACCGTTTAGGGGCTAAGAGCTCGCCCTCTTCGGTGCGCCAATCCGAGCCCCATTTCGATTTATACGCGCGCTTGGGCTCGAAGCGCATCGGGAGGCAAAGATGGACCGTCTTGGGGTCCTTTATCATCCGCCCGGCTAGGTCCTCTTCGTGAAGGCGCTGCATGATGCACACCTTCGCGAACTTTTCGGCGTCGGCGACGCGGCGACAGAACGTCTCCGACCATCGCGTCCAGGCCTCGTCGAGGACGTTCTTGGCGCTCGAGCCGCCTACGTTGAGGTCCGCGGGTTTGATTGGATCGTCGACGATTAGGGTGTGCGCGTGGCGGCCGGTGGCGGCGCCGCCCATCATCGTCGAGAAGCGGACCCCGCCGGCCGAGTTCTTGAAGAGCCCTGCCGATGCGCGGTCGCCGCCGAGGATCTCCCAATCCGACCACCGCTCCCGGAACCAATCGGATTGCATAAGCGCCATCGAGCGCCGAGCGAAGTCGTAAGAGAGGTCTTTGTCGTAAGTCACGAAGATGAACTTCCGCCACGGGTTTTGGATCCAATCCCAAGCGGGATAGAGGATCGAACTTATTAGGCTTTTTGAGTTGTGCGTTAGGACGTGATGTTTAGTCACGTAGAGGTGATCTGGCGCGGAGACTTCAATACACGAGCACTCCTCTACGACGCCGGTTGGACGGATTGATACTACCGCGCGCCTCGGGGCTCGCTGGCGGGGGTGAGAGACGAAAGCGTCGACCTTTCGCCGCAAACGGAACGGCACCACTCCGCTAGGGAACGTCATGCGCAGAGAGAAAACTCTCTTGCCGGCCTTCTTCTCTCCTTTGTAGGTGTAGCTCGTAGCGTAGTCGTGTTTGGCACAGACCCCGCCAAGAGACTCTACTAGCTCTTTGGCTTGATCCGCCATGGTCTCCGAGACAGTGCTCAAGACGGCGCTAGGGCCCGAGTTGTGCCCATCCGTATCAAGCAGTCCCTGAAGTAGCGCCAGTCTCTGGGCAGGTGACGCGGTCATATACGCGGAGGGAATGAATTTTGTGTGGCTACGCGTGCCGTGCAGCCTTAGATCTCTCAGTATGGCCGTCAGAGGGTTGTGGTTCCACTCCCCTTTTCCTCGGGTCCCAGTTGTCAGGATAGCCTGAATCGCGTCCGTGCCTTGCTTCTTTTCGAGCTTCAGGTGCACGCCCTCCGGCAGCACTAGGGACTGCTCCAGCCCGTCTATGCTGGTGAAGCTGGGCGTGTAGTCCAGGCACCCGTCCCCCAGCAACAGCCCCAGCGTGTAGGGGTCCAAAGGCAGGGCCGCCTCTGGACGTTGTATCGGCGCGGCGACAGGGCAGAAGAACATCGACTTGAGGTGAGCCCCGGCTTGTTTGCGAAGCGTCGTCTCCGCCCACTCAGCCGTGGTTTTGGTGACGTTAGGTGCTCTCTTCGCCAGACGGCCTCTGCGCCCGGCTTCGGTCTTGGCGGCGGGGTCCGGCTTCTTGGCTTTGGACCCTTGGCAATCGGCTTGCTCGAATGTCCAAAGGTGGCGGGCCTCACACCGGACCACCGAACCGTCGGAGAACTCTACCTCCCAGACTTCTCGCGGCCCTTGAGGGTGCACACGTAAGACGTCATGAAGCATACCGTCCGATCCGTAGACCCGGTCCCCTGGGCGAACTTCCCCCATCGGGACCCAACCGCGCTCGAGTAAAATAGGCTCGCTGTGTGGTTGCGCCATACCCGGCGGAATAGCTACGACTAGGTCTTTGATCTCCCCGCGCGACACCGCTTCGTAGTGTGCGCAGATCAAATCCATATGCGGCTCGAATACGAGATCCGCGGCTTCGACTTGGTGCCATGCGCGCTTAACGAACTCGGCGAAGCCTTTACGTCGGATTTGTTCGCGATCTACGAGGGCGGATGGGGAGGCCATTCTGAATAGTAGGGTGTTGACGCTCTACGGGCAAGTCGGCTAGGGTCCGAGGATGGCATTCAAGAACCTACACGAGGACCTATCGGAGCTCTTCGAAGAGCTCGCCCAGTTCGACCCTAAGGCGGTGCTTTTCCGAGGCGGGTCGTTCGGGATCGTCAAGCGCTCGGCGGGCCCGAGGCCGAAGCTTCCGCCCGAGGAGCGCGCTCGGCGCGACTACGAATGCAAGCGCCGGTGGCGGCTTCGACGGCAAGAAGAGCTCCGCCCGGGCCGGGAGGCGAAGCGGGCCGCGAAGCGCACGCCCGAAGCGTTGGCGGCTAAGGCGGAGCGTAAACGTTTGCGGAAGAACGAGCGGCAGCGCGAGTATCGGATCCGGGCTCGGGACGCGCGTCGGGCGGAGAAGGCCGCTCGCGCCGCGCTCAAGGCGCTAGGCGGCGCTAAGCCGACTCGTCCGAGGACGCGCCCGGATCCGGCTCGGAAAGCCCGCCTAGCGGCGCTGAGAGCCGAACGGGCGCGAGCGGCCGAGGATCGGCGTTCAAGAATCGAACGCGCTCGTTTAGAACGGTCCCGTCGTAAGGGATCCATTTCCAATGCCACCGAGTAGCGCCTTCGAAGAACCCGTGCGAGACCTGCCCGGTGCCGTCGAAGATGGTTCGGTAGAGGAGCCACCCGCCGGAGGCGATTAGGTCGAGGACGAGCTCGGGGTGGCCGAGGCGCATCGCGGTACGTAGGTCGCGATCGAGGGCCCGGACGCGTTGCTTGCGCACCGAGTCGTAGCTTCGAGGCGGGGTCTTGCCCTCGGCGATGGCGGCGAGTCGGGCGCGTTGGGCGGCGGCGATATTCGCTCGATGCTCGGGCGTCTTGGGCTTGCCTCGTAGGGCGGCAGCGACGCGCTGGCCGATCCATTCCGGGCGCTTTAGACCGAGCCTAGCGTCGCGTAAGCGCTCCCGGGTGATGTCCCGGACCGGAAGCTTAGGCAGCGGCTTTAAGCGCCGCTTACGGGCGGCGGGAGGCGAATCGGACACGGCTATTCCTTGGCCCCGGCGGCGAGCATCAGCCGCTCGTATTGGGCGAGCTCCTCGTCGCTAAGGCGGGAGAGGTCTAGGTTCGTGGTGTGGTTGACGTTCTTGTCGACCTTGACCTTCGTTTGATGAATCCACGTGTCGGGATCGGCAGCCCGTAGGATCTCCATCAGCGCTCGCCAATCGGTCACGGCGTGGGCGCGAAGGAGACCGATGCCGGCTTGGGTCATCTCCGCCCGGGCGCGGAGGATCGTGGCGGCGAACTCTCGGTACAAGGGCTCGGTGCACTCGGGGTCTTCGCCCATGGCGCGCCAGTTGTTGAAGGTCGAGTAGGTGACCCCTAGGTAGTTCGCGACTTGCTGCATCGGCAGCATTTCTCGCACGAGTTTATCGACGAGAGGGATCATATACGGCTCTAACGCAATGTTGTGCCGATGTTTGACCATCGCTCTAGGCGCGGGAATTTCAGCCAAAGGTTCAGACTTTTTAGGCATGGGGCTGTTGTCAGTCTAGCGCGCCCGGGCCTCTCAGGGAGGACCTATAGGTCCTCCCCCCGTACTAGACGCTTCAGCTCCGCTAGTTCGGCTTGGAGTGCCTCTACGGCGGCGTCGTGGCGCATTTCTACGGCCGTTAGTTCGTCTCGGAGCTCCTCGACCAACCCGCGAAGGTCGCGGTCGATCGTAGATAGTGATACGGCGGATTGGGCGACTCTCGTTTTGGCTATTTTCTCGACGATACCTGCGTTCCACCTCGCGTAGCGGTAGACGGTGCCGTCTGGACGGGCTCCGGTGTACATCTGGCCGTAGAATCTACCCGTCTCGGTCAATTCGCCGGCCTCGGTGAGGAACTTCTCCGTCTTCAGCATGCGGTTGACGGTAGCGGCGTCTTGGCCGAGCTTTCGGCCGATTTCGGTTGCGGTTAGTAGTTTCATGCCGCTAGTAGGCCACGATCGAAGCCGGTAAAGCAACCGGAATCGTATCGAAACCAGAAAAGCGAACGAATACGGCTGGTTAGGGCCGGATACGGTCCGAAACCTTACTATAGACCGCTAATGATCGCCTTTTAGGCTAACGAATACGTCTACTTAGGCTCGAAAACGACCGGGTACGAAGCAACGTAAGGTGTGAAGAAACTACCACACTCGTCGAAACGGCCTCGGCGAGGATTTTTCGATTCCGACCGTGTAAGTGGCTGGAACTACTACGGAACAAATCTTTCGCTTTCGTCGGCTTGCATTTCCTGAAAAAAACGCTAAACTCAATCTCCATCTGCGTTCGCGAGACTGAGACGGTGACGGATTCGGTAACCGACTTAGACGGTTACGAAATCGGAAACGAACCCGGTCGGTGGCGACCTAGACGGATCGTAAAGGATCGAGACCGTCTTAGCCAACCTAGAACGAAATCGGAAACGAAATCGGAAACGAAATCGGAAACGAAATCGGAAACGAAGAACGTCTCCGGTCTAGGTAGACGAACCCGGTCGGTGGCGACCTAGACGGATCGTAAAGGATCGAGACCGTCTTAGCCAACCTAGAACGAAATCGGAAACGAAATCGGAAACGAAATCGGAAACGAAATCGGAAACGAAGAACGTCTC